AGCGGCGCTCATCCTAACGTCACCGGGACGCCGATGCGGACGGAGAGCCGACGCTCGTATTCCTCGACCTCGCGCTCAAGGCCGATAAGGAGGGCGGTGCGATATTCCTCCATCGTAATCACGCCTTTGCCGATGAGCAGTTGAGCGAGCGCGCCTCCCTCGACCATGGCCATATTGATCCCGGTCCGGAGCATCTTGGGCGAGTGCGGCACGCCGGTGGCCGACCGGTTGCCGGTGCGGACCGCGGCGTCGTCGAGCGCCTGTTCCTGAGCGGCGCCGCTTTGCACGGCATGGGCTAGCGCGCCATATCGCGCCGCGAATTGTTCGTCTGTCATAGGATCGGAAACTCCTCGTCGTCTGTATTGGTTAGGTCGAGATAGAGGCACGCGCCGACGACGATCGCGAAGATCGCCAAGATGGCCGCATGCGCGAGAATATGGTTCATGGGGCCGGGTTCTCCTCAAGAGCCGCGATTGCCACGACGACCGCGAAGATCGTTGCGCCGATCAGGTAGAGCGTGGAGCGGTTGGCAATGACCCAATCGCCAACCTCGGCGATCATGCGCGGTCCCTCATGCTCTCAGGCGCGTCGGGGTCGACCGTCCACCGGCTGAGACGCCCGACGGCCGCGTCGTAGGCAAAGATTGCCGGCAGGATCAGCACGATCAGGGGGATCGCGATGACGATGACGCCGAAGACGATATCCTCGGCGAGGGTGAAGTCTCGGGGCGGATTGATCTCGCCCCCGGTGCGATAGTCCATGACGCTTTTCCCGGTTTGTCCGCCGGTGTGATCCCGGCGGACACGTCATTGCGCTTTTACGCGGGCCGCGTCAATTCCTCGTCGTCCTCCGGGCCAAGAACGCGTCCGGAAAGCGCCTTGAAGCCGGCACGGGGGTGATCGCGGAATATGCTCCCGGTCGGGCGGACATTGTGTGGTGACGGCGAGACGCGGCGGACCGCGGCGTCGGGGCGGAAACGATCGGTCATTGCCTGGGCGCCTTGCGGTTCGCCTCCTCGACCGTCGACGCGGCGAGGAGGAGTTGCGCCGCCAGCTCGATAGCCTCGTCGGGATCAAGGAACGCCATCATTGCGACGCGGACGCCGGCTTCCGCATTGGTGCCGGTGACGCCGACAATGACCTTCGGCCCGATCGGCGACTCCGGATGCGCGCCGAACATGACCGCGGAGTCGTCGTCGTTCGGTTTCCCCATGTTGACGGGGACGAGCATCTTGTCGAGGCGAACGGTCTTACCGGCGCCAAGGCGAGGTGGGATCATCGCAGCGCCTCCCGGCCGGCGTCGGTCGCGTGGAACATGAGGAAAAGGGACCGCTCGCTCACCCGCTCGAACCGGATGAACCCGCGGCGGATGAGCGCGTCGGACGTGCGGTCGTGCGTGCCGCGATAACCGTCCTTCGCGTTGGCGATCAGATTGAGCTTGGCCCTCATTGGGCGCGAAAGGCCCTTCACTTCGCGGCCCTCCGCATGCCGAGCGCTTGGGCGACGGCGTCGACGTAAGCGAGGCATCGGACGCCGAGCGTGTCGCCACTACCGTGACGCGAGATCGCAAGTTTCGACACCTCTCCGGCCGCCGCCAACCGCTCCTCCTCGCTGTAGAAGCGCGGCGAGGTCACGACCCGGCAACGCGGCTTCTGCTCGCGCTGCGACACGAGACCGGCGGCGCGGAGGATGCTCTCGACGAAATGCGCGCGATACCGGGTCGCCTCGCCTCCGCTGGCGGTGAGCATGCCCGTGCCAAGCGTGAGGGCGTTGCGGCCGAGCTGCTCGCCAGCCGCGGCGAGCGTCTCCGCGTCGTAGGTTCCGTGCCGATCGCGCTCCCGGCGCGCATTCTCCGCCGCGGCGTCGCGCTGCTCGATCGCGTCCGTCAACTGCCCGGCATATTCGAGGATCGTCTCGCGGAACGCCTCGGCGCGCTTCTCCGCGGTGTCGCGCTCGGCTTCTACGTCCTCAACCCGGCACCATAGGCCGGCAACTTTTGCGATCTCGCTCGCCAGCTCGTGCTTGAGCGCGTCGAGCTGCGCCTCAAGATTCGCATACGACGACCGAAGGTTCTCGTACCGCTCGGCAAGGTCCGCGTCGACGAGACCGGCGACGTTAAAAACGCGCGGTTCGGAGAGGGCTTGCACCTTCGACGCCAGCTCGTCGCGCTCGCCTTCCGCGATCTCGGCGCGGCGGAGATATCCGTCCGCCTGATCCGCCAGCTCTCGGGCTTGATCTCGCTCCGTCTCGACGTCGGCGAGCTTCACGGTGAGCGCGGCGACGTCTGGCGCTGGATTGGCGGCGATCGTATTTCGCGCATCCCGCAAGAGACGCGCCATGCTTGGCCCCGCGATCCGATAGTCCGTGTCGCCATGCTCGGCTTTCCAGACCTTCGCCTTGAGGAAAACGGCCGTCTCGTTTTCGAGCTGGCGGATCAGAAGCTCACGACTCGGCGAAATCTGCCCGCTGAGCGCCGTTTGAGGCTCCCGGCTAACCGTGTAGCTCGAATGCACCGTTTGCGCGCTGGCGGCCCCAATTTGCTCGATTTTGCCGGGTCCGGCCGTGTCGTCGTCGTGTTGCATGGTCGTGTCCATCCTCAAATCATCACTCAACGGGGTTGGCGGGACGTGCGTGAGCGAAGGGCCGCACGTTTCGCGTAGATGGTTCGTTCGGAGCATTGCAGCTCGCGAGCGATCCGCGCCGACGACCAGCCCTTGGCCACGAGCCGCTTGAGCTTGCGGAGGTCGACGGGTTTCCGGGGTCCGCCTGGGCCGTCGAGCGTGAGCGGGACGGCGAGGCGGCTGTCGCCGAAATGGAGGACGACGAGGATCGCGAGGTCCTCGCCGAGGAGCTTGGTGAGCCGGCCGGCGTTGGCGAGGCGTCCGGGAACGTGGAGACGGGTTCCGCCGCTGATCGCGACGAGGCGCTCGGCGTTGGCGCGGTTGAGCCGCTCGACGAGGGCGGAGACCCGTTCGGTCACTGGACCCGGACCTCGACGACGCCGGAGCCGAGCGCGTCGCGAGCGGCGTGACGGATCGGCTCAAGGTCGAGCTGAGATTTCACGTACGCCGACCGTGCGACGAGGATGAGCATCGGCTCCCCGTCGTCATCGCCGAGGCGGAGCGAGACCTTGTCCGGCGCCAACGAGGGGTTCCCGTTGAACGTCCTGCGGATCGTGGCGATCCGGGGGTCGGGATCATCGCCCTCGCGGAGCGGCGCGACGGGCGGCGCGGCGATCGTTGAGACGAACCCGGTGTCCTTGCCCTTGCCGCCGCGCTCTCGGGCGGCCTTGCCGGCGACGACGGCGCGAACCCCCTGATCGAAAAACAGGAGGGAGGCGACCCGGTCCTCGGGCTTGTCGAGGCGGAACCGGTCGATCTGCTGCTCGACGATCGCCATGTCGATCCCGTCGGCGTGCCACTGGCGAACCGTGTCGAGGTTGCGGGCGACGTGTGTCGGCTGCGAATGCGGGACGCCGGCCCGGCGTGCGAGGCCGTCGGTGATGTTCATCACGTCGAACGGATCAACGTCGCGCTTCCGCAATTCCGCGGGCTGCGGCGCGGACTCACGGTTGTTGTTTGAATATGATTCTCCCTGTCCCTGTCCCTTCCCTGTCCCTTCCCTGTCCCTTGGAGCGTTTTTTGGGGGGGTGTCACGCGTGACTTTGACGTCTGTCACACGTGACACGGCAGGTTGAGCTTGTGACAATGGGGGTGCGTCACGCGCGACAAGCCACTCCTCGAACGAGGGTGTCACATCTTTTTGGCCATCATCCTTGCGCTCGTTCCTCTTGCGGATCGCGGCGCAATGGGTCGCCCACAGCCGGCGGAGCTTCGCTTTCCACGCCTCGTTCGCCTTCTCGGCGACGACGGGATGATAGAGGCGGCCGTCGCTGCATTTGATGAAGCCGCGGAGCGCGCCCTCTCGCACCTGTTGCCATTCCTTCACGGCGCGACCGAAGCCGGCCGCCTGGGCGAGCGAGCGGTCGTCGTCGGTGAGGCTGGCGGCCGGGGTCGAGTGCCACGCGACGCCCCATAGCATGAGGGCGGCGAGGATGCTCTCGGCCGGCTCGAACGCGACAAGGTCGCTATTGCGGAACCGCACGACGTCGAGCGGCATGAACCCGAAGTCGGAGATATCGCTGTCGGGGGGAGTGAGCGGGGCGGGGTCGGTCATTGGATCAGGCGGTCCGGGGTGTGAGTACGGATATCGTCACCTCAACGCGCGCGGGCGATCCCCACCTTTTGGTGGTGAAACCGGCCGCGACTTGCGCGTCGTCGGTGAGGCAGAAGGGGAGGCGGTCGACCGCGAGCTTGGCGCGGGGGTCCGGATTGAGGCCGTCGAGGATCGACTTCTCGACATTGTCCTTGTCGGGCTTGGAGGTGTGCCAGAACGCGGCAAGCGCGGCCTCGCGCTTTTTGCGCGACCATGAGACAGGCGGCTCGAATATCGCTTCGACGTCGACGCGAACCGGGCCGACGAACGGCGGACGCCCGTCCATCGCCTCGCGGGCGAGCTGGCGGATCAGCCGCTCGCGCTTAATATCCGCGTCCGTGGCGTGAATGCGAGCGAAGCCGCCGCGGGTGTCGATCCGTGGCCGGCGCTTGCCCTCGGGGGCGCCGGGGATGGTGAGCGAGACGCGCAAGTCAATAATCCTCGGGATAGTCGTCGCGGTCCTCGAAATCGGCGATGCGCTCCATAACGTCGCGCTCGACGGCCGCCTCCTCCTCGGGCGTGAGCGCGACCTCCTCGTCCGTGCCGCGCACGTAAGCGCCTTCGATCACGAACTCCGGCGCCTCGCCGGGGTCGTAATGCTCGGGCGGGCCGGAAAGGCCGCTCGCTTCGGAGCCGCCAACGAGCGTGAAATCGACGACGATTTCGACTGCGGCGTCGTCGGTGATGCGCTCGAATGAAGTCGTATGCGATGGCATGGAAAGCATCCTTTCAAGATCGTCTATCCTCGCCCCGCCAGCTCGCGCCGACGGGGTCCGGGAGCCGATCAGTTGTCGAGGTGGCCAGTATCGCCGACCATCTTCTCCTCATCCGCCGGTGCGGCCGGGTCGTCCCCCAGTTTGCGCGGGCCGAACGCGCCCCCGCCGTATTCGTCCGCAAGCTTTGCGGCCTCCTCGTGCGTCATGCGGAGCGCGCTACCGGAATTGCCGGTCCACGAGTCCATTTCATCCGTGCCAGGAAGTGCCTCAAGCCATTCCTCGCCGCCGCTGTCGTAGACGCCCCAATCGTCGCCATCGGTCGCCGCGTCCTGCGCCGCCTCGACCGCGCTCGGGCCGGCGTCGCCGTCGGCGAGGTCATCGTCGCTCGGCTCCGACTTCGGGTCCTGCGCCGGTGTCGGCGCGGCGGCCGTTTCCTTGACGTCGCCGCCGAAAAGCGAGCGTTGATCGTCCATGACCTCGACCTCGCGGCGGGCGCTCATGAACCGCTTGTCGTCCGCGCTGATAATCATCACGCGATGACCGGCGAGGCGGTAGGCGTCGAGCAGCGTGTCGCCGTCGATGCTGTCGATCTTGACCTTTGCCTCGATCGCGTCGCCCTTGACGGTGAAGTTGCCGAGGAACGTCGCCTCGATAGCGTCGCTGTCCTCTTGGGCGACGACGAGGACGACCTTGGTGATGATCCGTTTCGCCGCGGCCTCGATCGTGCGTAGCGCGTCCTGCTGTTCGCTCTTGCTCATCATCGACCAGATTTTCGGGCGATGCTTGAACAGGTCGACGACGACGTCGCGGAGATCGCCGAACGCGGAGCCGGTCTCGAAATCGGCCTCCTCGACGAGCCGTTCGAGGCGTTCGAGCCGGCGGTCGAACACGGTCTCGGCATCCTCGCCGGGCGCGGGCGGGACGGGCGCATCGGTGGCGCCCTCGACCTTCTCCTCGACAACGGTCGCGAGAGCCTCGGCCTCCTCCTTGGTCGATCCGGCTTCGGTCGCCTCAGCCTTCGCTTCCGCGGCGGCGGCCTGAGCCTTTTTGCCCCCGCGCTTCGTCGCCTTGTGGTCCTCGGCGACGCCGATCGCGAGCGCGTCGAGGGGGTCAGGTTCGGTCATATGCTCAATTCCTCTTGGTGATGCCGAGACGCTCGGCGAGCGATCCGCGCTTGATTCTGCGCTGCGATTCCGGTTTGCGCGCCTTCGGGGGCGGCATGAAAATAGCTTGGGTGGCGTAGGGGCCGCCGTCCTTCCAGACGAGCCACACATAGTCCGCCATCCCGTTGCGATATGCCGCGTCGCCGAGGTCCTCGACCATGGCGCCGGGCGGCATGCTCGGCCGTTGCATGAGGAACCCGACATAGGCCGGGGGGCGCTTGGAATAGAGGCGCTCGTATCGACCCTGCCCGCACGCAAATTCGATCGGCAGGAGGAACGCGGCGAGCCGGAACGGCACGTCGGCCAACGCCTTGTGGATGAATTGCTCGGCGATTCCGTCGACGTAGTTATACGGCGGGTTGTTGACGATCGAGAGCGCCCGGTCGTGCGGACCGGGAAAGCGCGAGGAGAGCAGGAAATTGCCGCGCTGGAACGGGTGGCGGGCGTGGCGGTCGATCACGTCGGCGCCGGCCGTGAGGTGTCCGCGCCGCTTGGCGACGTCGAGGATGTTCCCGCTACCGCATGACGGATCGAATATCAGGTCGCCGCCGAAATCGAGCGCGTCGAACAGCGCCTCGACCGCCTCGGGCGGTTCCTTGTACCAGTCGTACGGATCGCGCGGATACTGCCCCGGCTTGCCCGCGCCGTTGAGCCGCTTAGTCACGCCGACGCCTCGGCCTTCACCTTCTCGAACGCGCGGGCGTCGACGAAATCCTCGGGCTTGATCGTGATCTTGCTGGATCGCGCCGCGGTGACGACTTCGCCATGGTTTTCCGCGGGAATGAAGCCCTTTTCGAGCCAGCGTTGCACGGTCGACGGCGTCTTGCCGAGGGCGTTCGCCAGGCCAGACGCGCGGGGGTTGCCGCGCCGGTCGAATTTTGCGGCGATTTTCGCCGCCGGGGACTCCGGGTCCACCTTGGGATTGTTCTGTCGCATTCGCGGTCCTCACGTTGTCGGGGTTACGCATATCGCGCACGATTGATTGCGCGTCTAGCGTAAAAACCGCTTGCGTAAGATTGTCGGCCGACGCATGATTTTTACGCAAGCGGCGCAATGTCGCGAGCGATCAACGATGCAAAGGAGGACGGGATGGCCGTCTATCGAGTGAAGATGAAGGGCCGGGCGACGCCGGTCTTGTTGCGCGCCAAGAGCAAGACGGAGGCGATCGACGCCGTCGTCGTCGAGGCAAAGGCGCTCACCGGCGAGGAGGTCGAGGAGGCTCTCGCGTCCGGCACTAAGCTGTGGAACCCGGCCGACGAGCTGCCCGCCGACGAGACGCCGGCCGCGCCGCCCCCGCCCCCGGCGGACGAGGATTGATCCCGAGGGGTCGGCATCGCGCCGGCCCCCAACACGAGGAACGAACGATGAGGATTATTCGCCTACAGACGCAAGGTTTCCAGCGCGTCACCGCTCTCGATATCACGCCGGAATCGGACGTGGTCGAGGTCCGCGGCAATAACGGGGAGGGCAAAACGTCTCTCCTCGAATCCATCATGGCCGCGCTCGGCGGCGCCGACGCTGCGCCGATCAAGCCGATCCGCACCGGCGACGACTTCGCCGCGATCCGGTTGACGATCGGCGACGGCAAGCCCGACCTGATTGTCGAAAAATACTTCGACGAGGTCGGCGAGAAGCTCCGCGTAACGACCGCCGACGGCGCCGAATTCAAGGCCGGTCAGACCAAGGCCGCCGAGCTGCTCGGCCGCATGACGTTCGACCCGCTCGAATTTGCCCGCATGACGCCCAAGGATCAGGCCGTCGAGCTTCGCCGCCTCGTGCCGCTCAAGGTCGACCTCGACCAGCTCGCCGCCGCCGACAAGGCCGACACGGCCGCCCGCCGTGACGTGAACCGCGATGGCAAGGCGTTGGCGGCGCGGGTCGACGCGATCCCGGTCGAGACAGACCTCCCGGAGGAGCGGCCGGACGTCGACGCGCTCACGGCGACGCTCGCCAGCGCGGCCGAGGTCAATACGGCCATTGACCGCGAGCGAATGCGGCGCCTGTCGGAGGTCGCGCGGATCGAGGAGGGGCGCGTCCGCTGCGGTGAGATTGACGCCGAGGTGACGCGGCTTGAGGCGCGCATTGCCGAGCTTCGCGATAGTGGCGCCCGGATCATCGCGAATGGTCTCGTTTCGATGGAAGCGCTTGAGGCGCTCCCCCCTCTCGACGAGCCGATCGACACGACCGCGGCCGGTGCAGCGATCGCCGAGGCCCGCGCCACGATCGCGCGGTTCGAGCGCAAGGAGGCTCGCGACCGGCTCTCCGCCGAGCTTGAGGCGCTCCGCGCGACCAGCCGCGAATATACGGAGGCGATGGCCGAGCGCGCCAAGCTCCGCGCCGATGCCCTCGCCGAGGCGGAAATGCCGGTCCCCGGCCTGTCGCTCGCCCGCATCTGCGACGTCGTCCCCGGCGAGACCGCCGAGGACCTGATCGTCGTCTATGAGGGCGAGCCGTTCGCGCAATCGTCCGGCGCGCAAAAGCTCCGCGTGTCCATGCGCCTTGCGATGGCGGCCAACCCGACCTTGCGCGTCATGCTGATCCGGGACGGCTCGCTCCTCGACGCGAACGGCCTCGCGCTCGTCAAGGAGTTGGCGGCCGGCGAGCGGTATCAGGTGTGGCTCGAGTCCGTCGGCGAGGGAGACGGCTCCGGGATCATCATGGAAGCCGGCGCGGTGCGCGGGGCGCCTGAGCCGGAGCGGTTCGATCCGCCGAAGCGGCGCCGGCCGAAGGGCGAGGCGGAGGAGGTTAAGGCCCCCGCGTCGCCGGCATCGGCGGCCGAGGCGACCGCACAACGGGCGACGCTCGTCGAGGGTCGCGACGGTCTGGCGCGTGAACCGGCCGCGGAGCCGACCCGGCGCCGCTCGACCGCCATGCGCGAGTTTACGACCAAGCCGGCCGGCGACCTGTTCGGCGGCGGCGAGTGACCGCGTTGACCGACGCGACCGCCGACATGATCGAGCCGGACGCGAAGGCGATGATTGGTGACGGCGCGAGCGACGACCTCGTCGCGCTCGTCTCCATTGCGATCAGCCTCCGCCGCGTGGCGGATCGCATTGACGATACGATTGACCATTACGGCGGCCCGTCCGCCATTCGCACAAGGAGCGCATAAGATGACCGAACAACCTCTCGCCGAATTCCACGACGATTTCGGCATGTCGGGCGAGCGCAAACCGCCCGCCCCTGAGCATCCGGGGATCGACCGCTCGCGGTGGGGGCTGTTCCCCGACGTGAATATCGAGGCGTATCATCGCGGCGACTTCGGCGGTCTCAAGACCGACGAGATCACGCTCTCGCAAGGGCAGATGCGCCGGCTCTTGGACGAGACCCCGCTCGACTTCGCGTTCAACAATTCGCAGCTCAACCCGGAGGGCGCCGAGGAGCGTATTCTCGAATCCGTCGCGGCGCGGCGCGGCGACGTCGTCCACCAGCTCGCGCTCGGCAAGGGCAAGGGCTTTGCGGTAGGCGATTTCGCCGATTGGCGCACTAAGGAGGCCAAGTCGTTCAAGGAGCGCGCGGTCGCCGACGGCCTCGTCCCGATCAAGCGGACCGATTTCGAGGAGGCCGAGATCATGGCCGAGGTCATCGTCGAGCGGATCGAGGAGGCGCTCCAAGGCGCCAGCTATCAGACCGAAGTCGCGTTCCTGTATCAGGAAATGACCCAGGCGGGGCCGGTATGGGTCCGCGGCCTCATGGACGTGTGGTGCGAGGAGTTGGGCGTCATCCTCGACCCCAAGGTTACGGCCATGCTGTACGACGGCAAGGTCGAGCGTCACCTCGTAAGCATGGGGTGGGATCGTCAGGCGGCGCTCTATCCGCATGCGGTCGGGACGATCCTCGGCAAGCCCGGCCATATCAAATTCGCCGACCTCATGATTAAGCCCGAGGCGCCGTTCACGTCGCGAATGGTGCGGCTCGAAAAGGCTTGGGAAGCGTCCGCGGTGAAGCAATGCCGGATCGCTATGGAGCGGTTCGGCGCGTGCCTCTACGCCGGCCGGTGGCCGGGGTTCGAGGAGACCGCGTTCGTTCAACTCCCCGTGTGGGAAGACAAGCGCCGCGAAGCGATGGAACTCGGGGAGGCGGTGTAATGGGCTATCGCGAGACCGCGCTCGGGACCTATGTCCCGCCCCTCCTCCTCGGCTACATGGGGCCGCCTGGGGGCGGCAAGACGAAATCCGCCCTTCGCACGGCCGAGGGTATGCAGCGCGTCCGGGGCGGGGATATCATCCTCGGCGATACCGAGCGCGGCCGGGCGCTCAAGTACCTGCGCGGCCCCCGCAACCCGAACGGCCACGACTTCCGGCATTTCGAGCTGTCGCCGCCGTTCAAGCCCGAAATGTTCATCGAATTCATTCGCGAGGTCGCCAAGCTCAACCCCGCCGCGATCGTGATCGACTCCCTCTCCGACGAGCATGAGGGCGAGGGCGGCTATCTGGATTGGCATGACGAGGAGGTCCCGAAGTCGGGCGGCAACGAATGGGCGGCATGGAAAAAGCCTAGTGCCAGCCGCCGCAAACTCATCGCCGGTATCCAGCAAGTCAGCATCCCGCTTATCTTCACGTTCCGCGCTCGCGAGAAGACGAAACAGGTGGTCGAGGGCGGTCGCAAAAAGGTCATCCCGATCGGCTACGTCCCGATTGCGCCGGCCGAGATCGTCCACACGCTCGACCTAACGTGCCTCCTGCCCCCGCGCTCGAACGGCGTCGCGCTGTGGCAATCGCCGAAAGAGGGCGAGGATTTCGTCCTCAAGTATCCCGAGTTTCTCGCCCGCTATATCAAGCGCGGCATGGTCCTTGAGGAGGATTTCGGCGAGGCGCTCGCGCGCTGGCAAATGGGCCAATTCGAGGAGACCGCCGCGCCCAAGGGCAAGCGGTCGCCTGAGCAGATGACCGACGACTATGTCGCGGCGCTGGCGAACGTCGGCAAGTTGGAGGGCGGCGCCGACGACCGGGAGAACGGGCGCGATCAGCTCATCGCCTTCCAGCGCGGCGAGCGTGTGGCGGCGTTCGTCGACCGTATGCGGGAGGAGCAGCCGGCGCTTTACGATCGCATACTCACGGCGAACAGCAAGCGGCTTGCCGAGCTGTCGCCGCCCGAGGACGAGCAGATCGACGAGGACCCGGCCGGCGATGATGACGACGACACGTTTCCGGGAGAGGAGTGACTATGCGGCAATTTGTAGCGGTGCGGTTCCGGCCAGAGGATCAACGGACCTATACCTATGCGAACGACGGGCCACCGGTGACGGTCGGCGATCAGGTGAAGGTTCCGGACAACCGAAGCGACGGTTGGAAGCGGGTCGAGGTCGTCGCGATCGTCGATAAGCCGCGGTTCGAGTGCAAGCTCATCCTCGGCAAGGTGACAGGCGAGGACGTCGACGAGAAGCTTCTCAAGCCCCCTGTAATGGGGGCGCACAAGCCGGACCTTTTTGGGGATCGGTGAAACGGGCGGGGGAGCGATCCCCCGCCCTTCTCATGTCAGCCGAGCGAGGCGGCCGTCCGGTCGGCGTGCGCGTTGACCGCGCGCTCCATTTCCTCGCGCGTCGCCTCGAACTCGGCGATCTTCTCCGGGGCCGCCCCGGCGGTCTCCTTGACCTCGTCGATCAGGTTGAGAACGGCGCGGCCGGCGGCAAGGCCCTGGGCGCCCATGGGGACGAGGGGCGCAATCGCCTTCGCCGTTTCGATGATCGAGCCGATCAGTGCAGACTTGTTCAAGGTGATTCTCCTATCGAGCGAGGGCGGAGCGGACGGCGGTCAACGCCTGTTCCGCGCGAACGAGTGCGGCCGTGTACGACGTCGCCGATCCGGCGCGCTGCGCGGCGCTGGCGGCGTTGAGCGCGTCCTTTGTGGCGAGGACCCCGCGCTTGAGGGTTAGCGCCTGGGGCGTCCCCGGCACGATCTGCCCGGTTGCGACGAAAGCGTCGATCACGGTGAGCGTGGCGTCGAACGTCTTGAACGCGATGCGGATCGCCTTCTCGTCGATCGTGGTGCGGGTCGTCACGCTGGCCGGCGGGGCGACGTCCATGGCGTCAGCCACGGCCGCGGCGGTGCCGGCAACGGCGAGGATCGCGTCGCCGCGGTCCGGGGTGGCGGAGGGGCCGGCGGTGGCCGGCGGAGCGCTTGGCGCGGTCGCGCATGCGGTGAGCGATAGGGCGGCGGCGAATAGGATCAGGCGGCGCATAGAACGTCCTCGGGGCGATATGCCCGCATCGGCATAGAACGATCCACGATCCTTGCAAACGGAACGTTGTGACGTTACGCGCGATTGTCACTAACCCGGTTGAGGTGTCATCTATGCCCCGCGTCAAGAATGCCCCGCAAATCGCATCCTGCGCGGAATGCGGATGCTCGTTCCCGACGACGCGCGGCGCGACGTTCTGTTCGACCCCGCACCGGGTCGCGCACGAGCGGCGTCGTATGGCGCGGGGTAAGGTGCTGGCGCCTTACGTCCTCGCGTGGATCGAGGGGAAGGGCGGCGGCCATTCGGGTGTCGACCCGATCGCGGCGAAGGCTATGCGCGAGCTTACTGCCATCGCGCGGGGATATGTCGACGAGGATCGCAAGGCGGGGAGGCCGTCCGCGCTGGCCTATATGGAGACCTTGCTCGCGGACGGCGCCCGGTATTTCGACCGCCAGCGCGTCAGGCGGCCGGCGGGATGATCGCTTCGACGCTCGGCGCCGGGGTCGCATCCTTGACGATCGCGATCTCGTCCTTGACGTGCCGGCCGAGGTAGACCTCCCGCCACTTGCGGGCGAGCGTCACCCATACCGACGAGCCGAACGACACGAGGAGGCCGAGCGCGGTAAGGACTTGGACGAATTCCTCGCTCTTGATCCAGTTGACCAAGCCGACGAGGTCGCGGGTCTTGAGGAAAGCGACGATCGAGCCGAACGCGGTCGCAACGATTGCGACGACGCGGATCAGCATGAGGAGGAGGGTGCGGATCGCGCTCGGGTTGATCTCGATTTGCGGGAGTTGGGTCGGTAGCGCATCCTCGGCGCTCGAATAGGGATCATAGTCGGCCATCGTTTTCTCCTATCGGCCGCCGAACGCGGCGAAAGCGGCGGCCATCTTCTCGTGGTAGCGGTTCGCCGCATATGCGCTCCCGTTGTACCGCCGCGCAACCGGCGCCCAACTGTTCGCGCTGCGGTCGACCAAGCGAAGCGAGGGGAGAATGCCGGCGTGGTCGACGAACGCGATGAACGCGTCGAGCTGTGTCGCCTCGTCCCTCGCCATCGCCTCGGCGAATGCGAAGGCGTCCGCGTAACCGCATAGCTCGGCGTTCTCGCCCATGATCTGCGGCGCGCCGTAGCTCGCCGAGGCGAACGCCGCGTCGAGGTCCATGCTCTTGCCGGCGAGCAGCCGCACCCACGCAAGCAAGACGTCGTACCGGGCATCTTGGGTCGAGGGGTACGGGCGGGCGCCCCATTTCGGATAGGAGATCGTCGGGTTCGTCAGGTCGAACCGGCCGCCGGTGTTCTTGGAAAAGCGATGCGGCTCGGGGAGGATTTTCGGCCGGCCGCCTTGGAACCCCGCGCCGTTCGCCTCGACCTTCCAGAATGCGCGGATCGCGGCCGTCTGCACGCCGATCCGCTTCGCCGCGTTGGCCATGTCCTCCAAGGTGACGACGGTGTCCGGTCCATCGGTGAGCGCCAGGAGGATGCCGGCGTCGGTGAGGCGGCCATAGATGCCGTCGACCGCGCCACCATATCGACGCGTGTCCTTGAGGCGCTGTTGCAGCTCGGGAAGCTTCATTCGGTCGGCCCTTTCGTGTTGAAGATCACGCCCATTGCCTTGCCGAGGCGGTCCTTGAGCGTCGCGGCCATGGACGATTTGCCGGCCTCAACAAGGCCTTGCCCCATGCCGCCGAAGCCGATCCCGATCCAGAATGCTGTCCCCGGCGGCATGCTGTGATCGACGACGGTGACGAACGCCCCGAGCATGCCGAGAAGGGTGAGCGATATTTCGCCAACCTTGAGCTTGAGGACGGGCGCCCGGACAAGGAGAACGGCGGCGACGGCGATGGCGGCGGATGCCAACGGGATCGCCATCCCCGCCGCAACAAACACTCCCGGCGCGACGGCTGTCGTTACCTTCGCCGCCGTCCCTGCGCCGTTCATCGTGCGATCCCGTATCCCTTGGCAATCGCCATGAGAGAAGCGATCAGCATGACGCATAGGAATATCAGAAGGGGGCGTGCCGCGCGAGGCCACAACGCGACGAGGTCGACCTCAATCGTCTTGGTCGTGCGGTCGCGAAGCGCAATGATGACGAACGGATAAGTCGCCACGAAAACCGCCATCCAGCCGGCGACGCTCGGCAGTGCGATTGTGTCCATGGCGCGTTTGATCGTGAGGACGGCCGCGACGGTTTTCGGGTCGGTGCCTGGGTCGCCGTAGATCGTCATATAGACGACCTCGGGCGCCGACCGGACAAAGGCCGCCGACGCCGCGAGCAGGATCATTATCCGGTAAAGGAACGCCAGCGACCGGGGATGATCGACGAAGCGGAACCGCCATATCTCGCGTACCATCCATCCAGCAATGATGAGACCGAACACGGCGATTGCGAGGATGGCGGCCAAGGCGAGGGCGTAAAGGTACGGATTATCGCCGAAGCTCGATGGATAAGGGGACATGGCGGTCCCGGCCCTTACGACCGTCTCTGCGACCCGTGCTTCCGTCATGCCCAATCGCCAATCTGCAACGCCCATTTCGTATTCAACGGATCAAGCCTCTCATAAGTGTCGAGCTTCTGGAATAACCCCCAGTGTGTACGCTCGTAGAGGCCGGCCGTGTTGTCATCATCCTCGATCACAAGGATCGACCGCGTCTGTCCAACTTGGAGGATCAGGTCGTAAAGCGCGTCGATCTCGGCCGGCTGTAGATCGCCGAGGGTCCATGCATAGCCGGGAACGCGGGCGCCCTCGTCGATCCCGAAGCCGCCGCCGAACAGACGATCCGCGGTGCCGGTGTCGAATATAGAGCGGCCCGCGCCCCACTCCTGTCCCCAGGTGGGGCGAAGCGTCTGCGCGCCGATCGCGACCGTCCCGACCGTGATCGCGACGTCGGCGAGGTTGCTCGGCCGATTGAACCGCACGAACACATATCGCGCGGTGACGGCGCCGCTACGGAGGCCGGCATAGACATGCACGAGGCCGGAGACGCGCGAGCGAGCGACGAAGGTCTCGATATCGGTCGTCACATTGCCGGCGGTCCGGACGGTGATCTGCGCCGTCCACCCGGCCGGCAAATTCGTATAGCCGGCGAACACGCTCGTGATTGGCTTGTCGGCGCCGAGGTCGACGTCCACGCCGTATTGCGTTGACGAAATGACCGTCGCCGCTGTCGCCTCTTTCGGGTCGGGCGAGAGGAACCGCCGGTTGGGCGTTGCGGTGGGGATCGTGACCGGCGGATAGGGCCGATGGATCGAAATGATCGCCATGCTACAGCCTCTTGAGGACGGTAAGGGTCGTCATGCGCGCTCCGTCCTGCTCGCCGACGTTCAAGACGAACACGGTCGCGCCATTCTCATAGCCGAGGCGGTCGCCGTAGATCGTCACGTTCTTGCCGAGGAGGTCCTTGCGGAGGCCGGGAACCGTGATCCGATCGCGGACGAGCGGGCCGGCAAGGAACTGAGCCTGTCGCGTCGCCTCGGCCTGAGCATCCGCCTTGTATGCGAGGGGGGACACGGCCTCGCTGTCGAGCGCCTTGTCCCCCCACGTCGCCGCCGCCCCGGCGATCGTCGTCGTCACAAAGCGCGCGGGCGCCTTGAGCCATGCGGCGTATCCGGGTTCGACGGTGCCGGCCATGGCTTACGCGTCGGCCGCGGGGGGCTGGACGGCGGCGGGCGGCGGAGGCGGGGCGGCGGGGGCGGCCTCCTCCTCGCGCCGGATGAACTCCGGACGGGCGCCGGGATCGGTGTCGGCGGCCGGCCAATCGCCAGCCTCGCCATCGTCACGCGCCATGGACTGCGCGATCCGCATTCCGCGATTGTCGTCGCGGAGGCCGTGGAACCCCATCTGATAAGCGTAGGAAAATAGGCCGTAAGCGAGGCCGCGACCTTCCGTATCCAGCTCGTTGCGGCGCGCATAGAGCAGCTCGGCGGTGTTGACCATGGAGTCCACCGGCGAGGGGCTGTCGGCGAGCTGTTCGAGGCGGTCGAACGTATCTTGAGCGAGCTTCCGCTCGGCGCTCTTTTTCCCCATCTGCGTTTCCGCGTGGACGAGGTAACGGCGCATCGCCCGGTTTACGTCGGGGATGCCGTCGAAGGTCTGCAATGCCATGGATTTCGCTCCGTTGTGTGGCGGGTTGGCGGAGGTGTCATATTCCACCCCCGCCCGCCGCACAACGCGCGCTAGAAGAAGGTCACGCCCACCGGGATGCTCGTGACGTCGACAACCAAAATGAGATTGGCGATTTCCCACCCGCCCCCGTTCTGCTGATAGCTGGAATAATTGCCATACGACCCGAGTACGTCGTCGTATGAAACTTGCCCCGCAGTTACACGCGAGCCGCCGCTGTCGGTTCGCCCGCCATAGAGCTTGCCGTCAATGCGGGCTTGAATGTTGTTACAGGTCGTGAGGTCGTCGAAATTAGGATTTCCGCTGTCGTAGCACGCGGCTTCGCCCGGAATTGAATGACCGCCAAGTGCGGAACAGGCCGCGGCAAACTTGATCCCCGGCACCGCGCTCAATTGGTCGCCCGAACCTCCCGATAGACCCGCAACAATTTTCATCGGCCAGAAATTCGAGTCAAACGTCTTTTGCCCGGCTTCATTCCACATTTGCCGCAGTCCATTCGAAGCTGGAAGCGCAGTGGTCCAATCGAAAATATAATAGGTGAACCCGACACCGACCGGCGCGGAGCACGCAAAACTGACGTTCTGCGAATTGCTGCCGGAGCGACCGGCGACGGCCACTACATAGCCGTCCATGATGATCGCGACCATTGGCTGCGCGATGCCGGACACGTCGACCTCCAACGACGACGGCGCGGTGTTGCCGGTGATCCGCGATCGAGAGGTGCCGGTGCCGGTGCGTCGGCAGACGAAGCTTAGCATCAAAGCGCTGACGCATAGACGGCCCGACTCGTCGTAGATTTCGTCAACAGCGTCGGCCATCAGAATATCCCGTAAACGAAGGTGGCATCCCGGCGGGCGTACGCCTGCGAAGCGCTGATCGGATACGACCAAGTCAGCGTGTTGCCGTTGAACGAAAAGCGCACGCCGCCGCCGCGGGTGTCGATCGCGCCGGCGATGACGAAGGCGATCGGGATGCACCCTGGATATTGGGTGAACCGACCGTCAACGATCGTTCCCGACTGTGCGCCGCCCGTGTAGCTCCAACCGACCGACGCGATGCCGGCAAACTTCATAATGCGATCGCCCAGCCGGAGCATTGGCGTGCCGTCCTCCGCCCACGTTTGCAGCACCGATCAGAACCCCGTCTTGACGCGCAATTGGCCGTTGTTGCCATAGATGCGCGTGCCGTTGCCGTCGCGTTCAACCCGGCCGCCCTGCCCGTTGTACGACACGTCGAAGTCGTTGCCGCCGACCTTGTTCTTGGTCGCCAGCGCGCCCTGATTTGTAAACCCGGCCGCTATACCGAGCTGCGTAATCGCGAGGTTTTCCGTGACGATCGACGTCCCGTCCTGCCTTGTGATCGTGTAATTGAGCGAAAGCGCGTTGTAATTGAGGTACGATGAAACGTTGCTGCGGTTGAGATAGCTTAACGTGGCGAATGAACCCTGACCGGCAAAACTGGCCGATTGGTTACGTTGAGTGTTATTTGCATCTAGGTCGCCTAAATAACCAACTTCGGACGGCGCAGCTATTGGCCCTGCCGAGTAAGGAGACGGCGCATCTTGCAAAGAGCCGGCTCGCTCTAGCATTGGTCCGGCAATCCAAATTGAGCTGTCGGACTGACCCGGATAGGTGTTGAACTTTCGGATAATCATACGGCATTGCGCGGTACCAGCGGGCGCCACGCCAATAGCAAAAGGTCGCCTGTAATAAGGCGATGCCAAAATATTTGCGTTGGTGTCGGTCGACGTCGTAGTAGTCCCAAGGGAAGAAACGATCGTGTTGCCGCTACCGTCTATGAAGCTAACATAAACTTGCATGTCGCATCGATGCTGAGCGACAAACACGCTTCCAATAATTCTATCACCGGGGCCACAGGTTATCCTTAGCTCCGCTCCCGTCCGCTGATCCCTTATGCCAATATCAGCGGCAACGTCGTTAACACCCCTATTGCTCTGCCGAAGAAATATGTTTTTCGTCCGTCCGGGAAGCGCGAATGTGTCGGTCCCCCAAATTGAAGACGCATAAACAAGAGTGTTGTTGGGATCAAACGTCGCCCCATCAACAATGGCAGCCATGTATAGACTTATGTTTGCGTTTTGGTCGCTATTGGTAACAAGATTTGCTCCCCGCGCGACAAAAGAATTATCGACAACTGCGCGACTTGCCGTGGCTCCAAATCCCTGGTTGATTATCCCCGAGGAAATACGACTTTCCGTTACGTTGGCGCCTTTGTCCTGTGGCTTGAACGCTTGCACCGTGTCGCCGTCGGTCCATGCCATGCGAGCGGCTGATAGAAAATTGGAGTCGGCCGGCGATGGCCCTATGCGGCTTGCAATAACCCCGGCAAGTTGCCCGTCGTTGTTGATGTTGCTGGCCGTCGCTAGGCCGCCCTGCCCGGTGATCGACGACGCCACGCCGAGATTCGTTTTGAAATTGGCAAGGCTCGCCGATGCGCCGCCCGACGATTCGAGGAGGTAAGAGGAGCCGAACGCGATGTTGGCAAGCGGCGCCAGCGCGCCGAACCCGGTAAGCAGAGACGACCCATAGGCGGCCGAGTTGAGCGTCGCGAACGCGCCCTGATTTAGAAACGCGTTGGCCGTGCCAAGGATCGTCTTGAACGCGTTGAGGGTCGCGCCAGTCCCGCCGGACGTTTCGAGGAAATAGGGCGACCCGAAGAACAGATTATCGAGGAGGCCGAGCTGTTTCCCGCCAACGCCGGCATAGGTGACTTGCCCGCCGCCCGCGTTGATGATCCGGCCGTCGGCGCCGATGGAGATTTGATTGTTGAGGACTGCGGTCCCCGCGGCGGTGGCGCCCGGCCCCTGCCCGACGATCGCGGCGGCCGTGTTCGCCGCGGTGACGTCGGCGCCGGCCACCGCCGGCTTGAGCGCCTCGATCGGCGTCCCGTCCGCATAGGTGGCGTCCGTCGCGGTGAGCAGCACGGCGGAAATCTCGGCGTCGCTATGCTCTCGATAGTTGCGCTGGAACCCGAGCCGGCGCGACTTGAGCGGGGCGAACGTGGCGTCGCGCGCGATCGTGTCGGCCGCGAGGGTCTCGATCCCGGCGCCCCATTGCAGCAACCGAAACGATAGGATGCCGTCGGCGCCGAGCGTCCACGCGATCGAGATCGGGATCAGGAGGCGGTCGAGGAGGTCGGCGAAGCTCTCCGACGAGCTGTCGCAATGGATGCCGCAAACGGCGCCCTGCCAGCCGTTCGCCTCGGCCTTGTTGCCGATGCCGATGACCGGGGAGGCGCCGACGACGATCGCGCTCGCGATATCGGGACCTGTGGTCGGATAGCCGGCGCCCTCGCCCTGGATATCGGCGGTGAGCGGCCCGGCCGGGGTCGTCCACCATTTGACCGCGGCGATCGACGGTGCGCGCACACAGCCGCCGGAGGGCGCCGTGGCGTTGCGGAGGGCGGTGAGGGTGGCGGCAACGCTCCCCTGCCACGCGAGATCGACATACGACCCCGCCTCGCGGCCCTTATCCTTGACCATGGGGAAACCCATGAGCGGCCGGCCGGGATCGCCGAATTCATAGATCGAATAGGCCTTGTCGAGGAGGCGGCCCTCGACGTTGAACGCATAACCCCACGTGCGCCGCTTGACCCGGCCGGTCGCGTCGTCGCCGCCCTCGGCGCCGCCTGTGCCGGCGAAGGTGTCCGGGCAAACCGGCTTGCCGAGGTCGAGCGAGAGGTCGGCCAGCGTGAGCGTGAGCGCGCCGCCGTCGACCTTGACGTCGGCAACCGTGCCGATGAACGCGAGCGGATAGCTCGGCGCCGCCGCCTCGTCATCGCCGATATTGATCGTGATCCGCGCGCCGATCCAATGGAGGTTGCCGACCGCCGAGAGATAGGCCTTGTCGCTCGGGAAGAATCGGACGCTTCCGGTCTGTGGCAACGCGCCGCCGTTGAACCCGCCTTGATCGAAGCCGATCGCCGCGGCGAAGCGCGGTTGCGAGGCGATGCCCGAGCGCCAATCCATGAGGCCGAGTTGGTTGTACGGCCGGCCCGGCATCCCTCCCCCTGCGAGCCGTACGTCCGTCACCGCGCCGGTTGAAGGGAAGCGGGGTTGCGCCTGAATGAGGACGACGGTCGACAAGGGGGGAGGCTCCTACTGGAAGGCGAACTTATTAGGCTGGCGGGCCGTGATGCCATAATCGGTCCCGGCGCCGTTGTCGCCATAGCCGATCCGTCCGGCGAGGAGCGCGTTCGTCGCGCGAAGCTCGGCGGTCTGCTGCGCGAGGAGATCATTCGTCTCGCTCGTCAACTGATTGCCCGCCTGGACCGCGCTCGTCGTCGCTGCCGCTGCCGCGGTGATGCCGGCCGCCTGATTGACCCGGTCCGTCTCCATCGCGATCACGCGCTCGACGCCGGACTGCGCGTTGCTGCGATCGGTCGTGAACTCCGGCCCGGCGGTGCCGAAGGCGTCCCGGCTGTTCGTCACGAGCTGTTGATAGAGGGAGGTGAGCTGATCCGCGGCGCCGTCCTTGCCGGCCTCGGCATCCTTCTGGACTTGCTTGATCTGATCGAGCAGCGCGGACCGCTTGTCGGCCGCGGTCCCCTCCGCGAGGTCGCCGAATTTGAGGTTGTTCAGGAACTCCGAAAGCGATCCCACCCGCGCCTTGAGCGTGTCGTCGACGAGCTTCGTGCGCTGTTCGGCGTTGAGCTTCTCGACGGCTGCGACGTCGAGACCATAGGCCCGCGCCAGCCGCAACCGTTCCTTCGCGGATTTGTCCTCCTCGTCGAAGACGGCCTTGATCGCGTCCTTCGTGCCGCCGAGCTGCGCCTCCAACGCCTTGACGCCGAGAGCCTCCGACACGGCCTTGTCAATGTCCGCGTTGCCCTTGAGCGCGCGCACGACGGCGTCGGACAACCCCCCGAACACGCCATCGGAGATCGCATCCCTGATCGCATATTCGACGGCCGACTGTTCGTCCTTGAACGTGATCGCGCCCGACGACCCCTTGCCGCCGATCGGTGTCCCGTTGGTCGAGACGCGGATTTGATCCTTGTACGTGCCGATTTTTACGTTTGTTGAGCCGGTGAGCTGCGCGCCGAGTTGCTGAGCAATATTAGCGATGCCGTCGGAGACCGACCCCGCAAGGCCGGACGCGCCAGCCAGCCGCGAGGAGGTTCCCTTTGCAGCGCCCGCGGAAACCTGTCCGTCGGAGATCATCACGCCCGCCGAAGCGGTCTTAGTTTTACCGAACAGCTTTCCGACAATACCGCCGAGGACCGATAGCGCCGGGGTAAGAGCGGCGCCAAGCGGCCCAAGTGCGGAGGTGACGCCCTTGATCCCGCCCAATATTCCGCCAACGGCTCCGCCGAGCTGTGAACCGGTCTGCGATAGGTTCACGCCGAGCGCCTTCCCCACCCCGGCGACAATGGAACCGGTAGCGGCTCCCTGTAGGCCCTTACCGGCAAATTTGCCGATCGACTGCCCGATCCTTGCGGCGTTTTCCGGGTTTGTGAACAGGCCGGCGACCTTCTCGCCGACCCTGCCGAGTGCGGTCGCGATCGGGTCGCGCTTGCCGGTCACGATGATATCGCCCTCGGCGTTCGTCGTGGTCCCGCCAGCCGCGCCCGTCGCCGGGGTTCCGGCAACGGCGCCGGCCGCGCTCTCCGCCGCGCTGCCGAGCTTGGCGATCGACGCCGAGGCCTTGTCCACCGCCGACGCCATGCGCGCCGAGGCGTCCTTGACGACCGACGTCCCGTTCGCCTGATCCTCAAGGTCCCGGAATGCGTCGCCAAACAGGCCGTCGAACAGCTTGCGGCCCTGCAACGTCTGGAACGCGTCGAGGATCTTCCCCGGCGATTTAATGAGCTGCCCGAGGTCCCCGCGGACGAACGCCTGGGTCGCGTCCTCGACGATCCCCTTGATCGAGCCGAGGGCCTCGACATACTTCGCGTTCTTGGCACGCACGACGTCAAGCTCACGCTGCTCGGCGCGCAACGCTTGGTTCGTCGCGAGAATCGCGTCCTTCTGCGCGTCGGTAAGCGGCCCCATGGTCGCCTGTAGCGATTGGACCGTCTTGAGCGCGTTCGCCTCGTCAACCCGCCCGGCGGTGAGCAGCTTTTGGACGTCGAGCGCCTGTTGCTGATCCCGGATGAAGTCGAGATAGGGCCGCTGCAATCCGGTCTGGATCGTCTCCTTTGCCGCGTTCGCATCCGCGATCAGCTTCTCGAACCCAGGCGGCTTACGCTTGGAGAGGTCGGCGATGATCTTGTCGAGTTTCCGGGTCGCCTGAGCCGCGCGGTCGATCAGCGTCGGGGTTCGATCAAACTCCTCGTTGATCCGCTGGATATCCTCCGCCTCGCGCGGGGTCGTGGTGTCGACCTTCGGCTTCTTGGGTTTCGGCGGCTTCTTGGCCTTCGGGTCTGCCTTGTACGGCTTGAGCAGCGGATCGAGCGGCTCACCGTTGGCGGCGCGGAGCGCGAGCTTGTTCGCGTCCTCGTCGTTGAGGTTGGTCGCCAGCGATAGAACCGCCTGTTTCGCGTCGATCAGGTCTCGCTTGCCGATGCGGCCGGCACGCGAGAGGCCGTCCAGCGCCCGCGTCGTCGCCACAAGCCCGCGATCCAACGCGGTTTGCGACACGCCCGGCGTGTTGGTGAGCTGGATATAGTCCTCAAGGACCTTCTTGAGCGGGCCGATCTGCTGGCCGCGGCGAAGGGCGTTGTTCACGAAATTGAGCAACGGATTCGCCGACGCCGCCGCGCCGCCGATATCCTCGAACGTCTCGCCGCCCGTCACCTCGCCGAAGCCGCGGACCCCGTCCTGTAGGGTCTGGCGCTCCTTCTGCGCCTTGAGAATATTCGCTTGGGCGAGGAGCTTGATTTGCTGGATCAGCGCGACATTCTGCGTCTTGATCTTGCCGGTCTGCAAATCAATGATCTTGCCAAGGATCGACTGCACGTTCCCATAGCTGTCCGCCGCCTGGGCCGCCTGATCGAGCCGCTTCGCCTGTTCCTCCGCGGCGTTGCCGCCCTCGAACAGTTTTGACACGAACGGTGCCAGCACGAGCGACGCGACCGTGAGCGCCACGCCCCAAGGCCCGGTGAGGAACCGGCCGACCGCGCCGATCTTGCCGCCCATTTCAGACATGGCGAAGCCCGCTTGCCCGACCTGAGCCGAGAAGGCTTGCACGACGCTGCCCCCGAGGGAGACCTGTGTCGCGAAGTCGCCGACCTGTTGCCCGAGATTGCGGGCGCCGAACGCTGCGCGATTGGCCGCGGCGGCGTTGTCGTTCGCGGCCCGAGCGTTTTCGTTGTGCGCGCGGGTCGCGCCGGTCGTCGCGGATTGAACCCGCGTCTGAGCAGCCGCGACGGTCGACGCGGCGCGGGCGCTCGACTGCGCCCCGGCCTCCGCCGCCGCCGCCGCCCCGTTCTGCGCGCGTGCCAACTCCTCGGCGCCGGCCGCGGCGCTCGCCTCGGCGCCGACGAGGGTGGCCGCCGCCGCCGTGGTGCGGCCGAGCGACGCGCCTAGCCGATCCTGCGCGGCCGCCTCCGCCGCGACCGCCGTCGCCGAGCTGCGCGATGCCGCCTCGAATCGAGCCTCCGCCGCCTCCGCGCGCAAGATCGCCGCGGCGAGAGCTTCATTCGCCGCCGTCGCCTGTTGCACATCACGCGCCGCCGTGCCGCTGCCCGGCGATAGCGTAACGCTTGGGTTCGAGGGGGTGAGGGTGACACGGCCCGGCGCCGTGGCGCGGGCCTCCGCCTGGGCGCGCTGGCGGGCGGCGTCGAGCGCGGCGCGGGCCGCTTCGCGCTCCTGTCGGGCGAGGTCGACGAGGGACTTCGCGTTGTTGGTCGCGGCGGTCGCGGCGGTCGCTTGCGCCTTCGCGGCGGCGGCCGAAGCGGTCTCGAGCTGTCGGGAACCGGCCGCGGCGTCCTTGGAGGCCTTGCCGATCCCCTCGATCGCGCGCTCCCCCTCGGCGCCGTCGCGAACAACGTCGGAGGCGTCGAGGGAAATGCGCGCCGAGAGGTCGAAATCAGCCATTGCGGCGGCTCCAAAATTTGAGTGCTTCGTCCTCCATAATACGAACGTCGGCGAAAATCGCCGGGGTATACTCGACGTTGAGGCCGCGGGCCGAAGCCTCAAGCTCAATCCGGCTGATATTGGTCCGGACAACGCCGCCGAGGCCGACCGTCACCCAATTCCACGGCGCATCACAGAAGAGGGCGAACGAATTGAGCATGTCCGGCCATACCGGCGTCGCGTCCTGCTCATCGGGGCGTTTGCGATTGAACGCGGCCGGGTCGATCCCGAACCGCGCGCAGTCCTTTTCCAGCTCGGTCAGCTCGGGGACGTCTTGTCCTTGAGCGTCTCGACGGTAGGCTCGCCCGCCGGCCCATTGGCGGGCGAGCCGTCGGAGTTTCCCTCCCGCACCGCGACCCGGCCGGCCCACGTTTCCATATAGGCCTCGCCGAACGCGCCGACGAACCCCGGATACCGGAGCATGCGGGCGATGTTGTCATCGGTGAATTGCGCCGTGCTGCCGTTCATCCTGATCTTGCGCCAGCCCTTCGCGACCGTCTTGAAGATCGCCAGCTCGCCGGCCGGGTCGACGTCCGGCGTGTCGCCGTCCTTGCGGTTCATGTCGATCCATTTGTCGAACTCGACGCGATCGAGGATTTCGACTTGGACGTCGATCGCATGCTCGACGGGAACGGCCTCGCCCTCCTTGCCCTCGGCGACCCCCTTCCACTTCACGGGGATGAACACGAGCGGGCGAGAGAGCAGGTCGAACATGGGGAAAGCTCCAATAGAAAAGGCCGGCCGTGGATAGTCCACGACCGGCCCTGTCGGCAATACGGGAGCGCGTTACTTGGTCGTGAACACGATTTCGTCATTGCCCGCATTCGCGAGCGCGGTGACGGGGAACGACCCCATGAGCTTGCCTTGCTCCTCCGAGAACTCGACGTTGCCGGAGATTTGCAGCTTCGGCATGTCGATTTGCACGATGTTGCCGACGGCCGAACCCTGGACGATCTGCGCCGGCATGGTCGTGCCGGGGCGGATGTTGGCGAAATAGTCCTTGGCCGTGAGGTCCGGGATTTCCATGAGGACCGTCCCGCTCGGCGCGCGGTTGCGGAAATTGACGCGATCCTGTGGGCCGATCAGCGACCGGAACTGCAAATCGCCGTTGATCGCCATTTCGAGGCGGCGAAGGCCGGGCGAAAAGCCGCCGAGGGAAAACGTCGTGTTCTCGCTCGTCGAGAGGACCGGGTCGACATAGCCGGTAATCGTCGGCGTGCCGGGGACCGATTGCGTCGCGAGAGCAGTCGGCGGGCGGCCGAGATAGTTGAACGAGAAGATCGGAATCTCGTCGTCCTCGATCTTGAACGACACGCTTGCACGGCCGCCGCTCGCGATGAGCAGGAGGTCGTCGAGCCACGCATAGTGCGTCCCGGACTTGATACCGGCCGTGATCGGGCTGATTACGACGCTCGACGCGCCGACGACCGGGGCGCCGAACCCGGCGAGCTGCAACATGGTCGCCCATGCCGGGAGGCCCGTCGCGGTGCCGGCGCCGTGCATTTCCATGTCGAACGTCGCGCCGCGCTTGAACGCCGCCATGGCGACCGGATCGGCGCCGAAAAAGGCTTTTTCGATCGGGCGCGTCTTCTGATCCGCGTCCATGAACTGCGGCTGATAGTTGAGGACGCGAAGGGCGTTCGCGGTGACGACCGGCGCGGCGTCGGTCCCCTCCGTCGTTTCGAGCTTCATGAGGATGACTTTCGATCCCCAATCCTTGTTTGCACCGGCCATCGCTTAGCCCTCCTGAGTTTCGACGGGCGGGGCCGCCTGGATCGCGGCGAGGATTGCCGCCTTGTTCGCATCGGTTTCGAGCGTCAGCCCGAGACGGGTCGCCTCGTCACGGAGCCGTTTCTCCGACCACTTCATCGACGGCGCGGCGGCTTCGGCGCGGCGCGCCTCCTCCTCGGCGTCGGCGTCGGCCTTGCGCTCGGCGGCGAGACGGTCGCGCGTCTCGGCGATCAGCTCGTCCGTGATGAGGCCGTCGGGATCGGTCGTGACGTCGGCGTCTGCCATCGCCTCGGCGCGAAGCCGGGAATTGAGAGGGTATTCGCCATGCAAGGCGACGCCGGCCGACGTGGTCGCGGGGGGCGCGGTGTCCACGGCTGCGGCGGTTTCAAGATCATCCATTGTCAGCTCCTCGGGGGGTCGATCGCTGGCGACCATACGGCCGACGCCCTCCGGGAATAAGGCTGCATGCCCGCGCTAGACGCGGAGTTGGTAGGAGGTCGAGAACAGGACCTCGCCCCACACGAGACCGCCGCCGGTCGCGCGGAGGACGTAGCGCGAATAGTCGAGCGCCGCGCCGGCGCCCTTGGGCTTCCATGCGACGCCCATGCGGATCACGGCGCGCTTGACCTGTTCGACCTCGTCGTCGGCCTCGCGATCGGCGCGGGCCGACGGGATCGCGAACAGCATGGATAGCAGCACGTTGACGCGCTGCGCGTGGCCGCCGATCGTCTTGTTCGGCTCGGCGGTCTCGCTCGCGATCGAGACGAACGCGGCCGGCGGGAGGAACCCGAACGCGTCCGGGTCGGAGAGCGCCTCGCTTGCCGCTTGGATATCGGTGACGGACAGAAAATAGCCCATGCCGAGGAACCGCTTGCGGACGTCCTCCAAGTCGATCCCGAAGTCGATTGCGTCGCTCATTGAAACAGGCCTTTCAGGTGGTCGCGCCACGCCGCGCGGATCGTGCGTCGATCGTCTTCGTCAATGCCGATGAATGGGCGCGGGGGGATGGCTCGAATATGCGCGCGAACGCTCTCGCGCTGCGGCCCATCTGGCAACGGGACGCCAAACCGGCTGTTGATTGTGCGAGCATGACGCCGAACGAGAGAGTTGGAATAGCTCCCGGTCGTGCCGAATTGATTTGCGACGGCCTTGATAGGCTTTTTCAGGCCGTCAGAGCCGATCTCGACTTCGCCGGGCCGCACCTCAAACTTGATGCTGTCGCGAAGGTCAGAAGTATCGGTCAGCGTCTTTCCCGCGATCTTCTTTCCTCGCGCGTTCGGAACAAGCCCGAGAGCGCGTTTCGATTTCGGCCACGGCACCCCGCCCGGCCCATGCTCATTGTCGAATCGCTCAAGGATGCTCGTTTCGATGGCTGATCCGGCGATCTTCAAGAGCGGTTCGGTATCCTCGCCCGCGGCGCGTACTCTGCGGAGAATACGCCGAGCGGTCTCGACGCCGGCAACCTCGATATTGATCTTGAACCCGGCCACGGCTTACGTCCCTGAGCGCCAGCAAGCCGGCTCGGCGCCGATGCCGAACGGGGCGGTGAAGGCGTCGAGCGCCGCGCCGGTGAACGACGTGGACGGCCGATCCATGCTCGACCGGGCAAAGCCCTGTCCCTTCTCGGTCGGCGCCGGCTGTCCCTCGGCGATCGGGAGCGTCATGTCGCCCTTTGCCACCTCGCGGAGCTGCGACCGCGCGAGGTCGGCCGCCTTGGCGACGGCGTCGTTCGTCTTGCCGGTGTTGACGTGGAGCGTCTCGCGCGCGAGCGCGGCTATCCAGCCTTTGACGATCCGCGGCGCATCGTCGATCGGCGTTGCGTAGCGGCGACCGACATAGCCGTCGACGACCTCCTGCGCGTCAATGATCGCGGTCTCGACCTTGACGCTATCGTACGTCGGCACGGAACCGGCGCTCGGCGGCGTGGTGTTGGTGAGGAGGATGGTCTCGCGCTCGCCGAACCGCGAGATATATTCGGAGACGGACAGATAGGGCATGCCGGGGCGCTCCAATGGAAAGGGCGGCCCGACCATAGCCGAACCGCCCTATCGACGCGAGGCGCCCCGAAATCAGGAGGCGACGGGGGTCGTGAAGTAAAGGAACGTCACCGCGATACGCGCCATGGCCGCCAGACCGCCGCCCGCGCCCGACACCTGATAGACGAGGCGCGTCCCCGGCGCGAGGACGACGATATCCTTGATCCGCTTCTCCTGCCCGTTGGTCGGGATGAATCCGGACGAGGATAGCGTCCCGGTCGGGCCGGCCGAACCCATGGTATAGCGGAACGTGCCGGGGCTGGCCGGCCCTCCGGCGATGCGATTGGCGATCGGGACCGTCGTCGCGGCGCTGGCGGGGAACACGGCGTCTTGCGCGAACCGCTGATATTCGAGCGGCGCGCTCCCGCCGATCACGTTGTTCGAGAAGACGCGAGCGGTCATGATGAAGTTGACGCCGGAGCCGGCCGGGTTCGATAGCTCGACCGTCAAAAAATTGCCCGCGGCGACGGAGACGACGGCGGTCGACACGGTATAGCCGCGGCCCGCCAGGACGACGCCGTCCTCGTACGGGATGGAATAGACCGGGACGACGTTGAGCGGCTGTCCAAGGGCGTTCTGTGTGTAGGGCGGCTGTAGCCGGACCTGTTGAGCCGCGGCCGGAGCGGCGATGAGCGCGAGCATTGCGATGACGAGACGGAGCATAGCGTTTCCTCTCAATAGAAAAGGGGGCCGAAGCGCTCGCCCCGACCCCCTTAAACGAGAGATATCAGATACTTATCCCGCCGTCTTGATCGCTTCGGCGCGCTTTTCGATCGCCTCGAACACGCCCTTGCGGCCCGCGCCGTTGGTCTCGCGATCCTTGAGCGTCGCCAGCTCGGCCGGGTCGGTGACGGTGGCGATATAGTCGGTCGCCTTCGTGAGGTTGCCCGAAAGCGGGTCGTTCTGCTCGGCTTCTGCAACGCGCTTGCGGTCCGCCTCGGCCTCCTCGGCGTCATGCTCGCGCTTGCGCTCGACGGCCTCGCGGAGGGTCTCGTCGCTCTGGCCGGCGCCAAGCTCGGCGAGCAGCGCGAGGCGGCCCATATCCGCCGTCGGCGTCGACGTGTCGTAGGAGTGCGCGTCCTCGTCGCCCGGCTTCACCGCGGCGAAGCGGCCGTTGGTGGTGAGATAGGCGACGGTGCCGGGATCGGTGTCGGTCGAAAGCTCCTCGCCAAGCTCGTAGCGCTTGCCGTCGACGTCATCGCCGTCGAACTGAGCATAGAGGGGGGTGCGGTCCATGGGGGTCTCCTGAGTTGAGCGGAGCCGGTCGGCTGGCGCTATCCTCGGGGCGGCCATAGGGCCGCCCTCCGGTAGCGTCAGAGAACGCCGGTGAAGATCGCGCCCGCGAACGGCGCGACGACCTTCTCGACGATGCTCTCGCCGGTGAGAACGCCGACGCCGCCCCACAGGCCCAATTCGCCCGGCCGATAGGGCAACTCGCCCGAGACGACGTCGCCCCACTGGAACGTGGTGAGGAAGTTGGGCGAGCCGCCGTCGAGCGTCGTCCCGTCCGGACCCTGCGCGCCCTGGTAGTGGATCGCGAAGAAATCCGGCCAGATATTGCCGGTCGATACGGTCTGCCCGCGCTTCGTGGTTTGCTTCAACCCGTTGCCGACGATGATCCGTTCGAGGCCGAGGACGGTCGCGACCTCCTGCTCGGTCGCGATCCGACCCGACGTCGCCGAGCCGCCAAGCGCGGTCGAAATCTTGGGGTGGCGGCGAAGCATGTTCATCACGCGACGCGAGGTCGTGCCGACATTGCCGGGGATCAGCATGGCCGCGATCTGATCCATCACGATCGCCGGGATATCGACCGACGGGTCCGACCACTTCGTCGCGCCGACCGCGGTCACGTAGCCGCTGGCATAGTTGCCGGCGGTCGTCACCATGGACGCGACGCGGATTTCGCGGGCGAGCTGATTCTTGTCGATCACGTTCCGCACGGCGCGAGCCTTGAGCGGGAAGGGGATCGACGCGGCGCGGGCCGCGGCCTCGTCGCGGAACGGGACCTTTTCGAGCAGACCATAGTCGAGCGTGGCGCCCGTGGTCTCGGTCGCGCTCTCGACGATCTCGTTCAGGCGACCGAGGCGGTCGACCTGATTGTCGTAGACGGTGAACGCCTCCTCCAGCTTGTACTGGGGGTAGCGGAACAACGGCGCGTCGACGCGCATGCGCGGCGCGACGAGGTCGGCGATGTAGCCGCGGGCGGTGCGGTTGACCCCCGAATAGTCGACCGCAATGGCGACAAGCGCGGGAGTGATGACGAAAGGGGCCTGAGCCATTGCTGTCGTGTCCTTGTGAGCGAGGGCGAGGGTTTAGAGGATGCCGGGGGTAATGATGACGGACCCGATATCGCCCACGACGCCCGAGACCTCGGCGAAGCCGACGATGCGGGCGCCGGTGGTCGTGGTGGCGACCGCGCGACCCGACGCGTCGGCGGTGAGCGCATCGCCGCGCGAGACCGTGCCGCCATAGACCACGTCGGCGATATTGCCGTTCATGAACACGGAGGCGCGCTCGCCGACGGCGGTGTCGATATCGCTCGACACGCCGGCCGTGAACGCCGTGGCGTCGGTGGCCGGGACGCCGGTCCCGTCCGCCGGGCCGAACTTGACGATGGTCCGCGCGGGGATCGCGGTCGTCGCGGTGAGCGACTTGGTGAGGAAGCCGGTCGTCTGACCCATGGTAGTTTCCTTGACGTGAGAGAGGGGCGGGGTCGGCGGCCGTTAGTCGGCCGAGAGGGTTTCGAGCGCGGCCTCGAACGTGAGACCGGGGTCCTTGGCCATGAGCGCGCGGGCCTCGGCGGAGAGGCGGCGCGCTTCGGCCTGGGGATTGGCCGACGTCTCGCCGCCCTTGGCGTCGAACTGGGTCTCGGGCGACTTGCGCTGGCCGGAGACGTCGACGCGCTTCGGGAGGGCCGACGCCATGAACGCGAGCAGATGCGAGACGGCGGTCGCCTTGGTGGTATTGTCACCGGCGCCGAACGTCAGCTCCTCGCCCTCGGGGTCGAGCGCGTTGAACGAGGTGGTGAGGCCGTCGACCTCGGCCGGGAGGACCTTACCGGCCAGCACGAGAGCATTGATTGCGCTCTTGTTGCTCGCCTCGAAATGGTTGCGAACCCGCGCCGCGAAGGCGTTTTCGCGCTCGATCTGCGCGGCGTCGGGCTTCTTGTCGTTCGGGTCCATGGTCGGTTCCTTGCTCTCGAAAATGAAATGCGTTTCGGTCGGGGCGCCAGCGAAGATGACGGCGTCAGCCGGATCGCCTTCGGTGATTAGCTCGTCGTCGGCGTCGAAGGCGAGGGCCTTTTGCAGCGATCCCATGCCGGGGATGCCGGGCGCCGCGGCGCCGAGGAGGCCGACGTGGCGGAGCGACCATTTGCCGGGGCGCGGGTTCGCCTCGTGGTGCGGGTCGAAAAAGGCGGCCGAGCGGTTGAGCCACTTCCCGTCCTTGATCCCCGTGATCGCCTCGGGCGAGAGCTTGTCCACCTCGACCATGAGCGAGTTTCCCTCGACCTTGGCGCCGGTGATGAGGCCGGCGGCCGGGTCGTCGGACTTCGGGTGGCCGAAGCACAGCGCGCGGGGGTTCGCGCCGAAATCGTCGGTGACGACCTCGGCCAAATGCTCGGGCTTGATCCCGCGACTTGCCTTGCCGCCGATGCGAAAGGCCTCGATCCAACGTTTGCTCATGGCCGGAGAGATACCCCGCGCGCGAGGTGGCGATAAGGCTGCATGCCCGCGAGCAATCCGGGCGCCGCATCTTTTTACGCACGCCGCGTAGATTGTGGCTTGCGATCCGCGCCGAGCTGGCGCAATGGTTCTTACGCACAACGCGAAGGATTGACGACGATGGCGACCGCGCCGACCGTGAACGAGCAGATTGCAGCCGAGACCGCTCGCAAGAGCGCGGTGTTTCAGACCATGACGCAACGGCAGTTGCGGACGATCGCCAATTCGTCGACGACGGCGGGGCGGTGGAGCTGGCTCGAAATCAATCTCGCGTCCGCGACGCTCAAGGCGCGCGATGAGGCAAACCGGCTCCGCGCGCTCAACAATTCCTTCACGGTCGATCAGCTCGATCAGCACGACCCCGACGCCCTGTTCGAGTATCTCTATGACGACGGCGTTGCATGGGGTGTCGGGACGGCCGACGAGGCTCGCGCTCAAGCCGCGTTCGCGAATGCCCCGGTCGACACGCTTCGTTATCGGCGGATCGCATGAAGGCCGGTCAGAAGCTCCGCACCCTGCGCGACGGCGAGCGCCGTTTCCGCGGGGATCGCGAGCCGGTCTCGACGACCGACCCGCGCGAGGCGCAATCCGCTTTCGACCGTGAGGCGATGCTCGACGCGACCGGCCGCGTCCACGGCCGGGCGGTGTCGTTCCTGTGATCCGCTACGTCGTCACGACCTATCCCGGCTCGACCGGGGCGAACCTGTCCAAGCCGGGCGCATGGGGGAACCTCCCTCACACGTCCGTTGCCGCCGCCGAGGCCGCCGCCCGGCTCGATGCCGGCGACGAGCGCCTCGTCATTGACTATGAGCGCGCCAAGCGCCGCAAGGAGTTGCCATGAACGACCGCTACGTCGGACCATATCCCGTTGATATGACGGTCGAGGAGGCGCGTGCGGAGGTCGACGCCGGCCTCCCGGCCTTGCGTGACTATCGCGAACGCCCGCCGGTCGGCGCTCCCTACGTCCTCGAATGGTCGGTCCGCGGCTGCGTCTCCGCGCTGATCGCGTGGATCGTGATCGCCGCGGTCGGCTTCGGCCTCGCGTACTTATTCGGGCTGATCGGTTGATGCGCTCGCTCGGCGATCAGGTGCGCGACGCGGTCAACGCGGTGGCCGACTCCGCGCGCGGCGACGTCGTCCGCCTCCCGGAATATCTCGACCTCCGCCGGCTGGCGGCGAGCCTGTCCGACGCGGGCGCCGAGCAGCTCCGGCGGCTCCTGCGATGAGCGCTCACGAGAAGGCCGAGCGGTGTTTCGCCCTCGCGCGCTCGACGACGTTCGAGGGCGAGCGGTCGAACGCGATCGCGCAAGGGACACGGATCGCGGAGGCGGCCGGACTGTCCCTCGACCTGTTCGACGTTCCCGGCCGCCAGCGCGCGAAGCCGGAGCGGCCGTCGTGGCGACCTGAGCGCCCCACGATGGACGTCGACGCCATTTTCAAGGCGGAGGTCGACCGGCATCTGCGCGAGGCCTTCCGCCGTCAGACCGCGGCGCGGGTCGACGCCATCCGCGAGGAGCGGGAGCGGGCGCAAGCGTCGATCAAGCGTGCGCGCGAGGTGGCGGAGGATCAGCGGATCGGGGCTTATATCCTCGCCATCCAGCGCATCGGCGGGAAGGTGCGCCGTACGCCGTCGACCGGCGCCAGCCTGTGGATCATCACTTCGCCCAATGGCGGCGAGGCCGTCGTCAACCTCGACGAGCTGATCGAAATGGCCGGCCTCGCTATGGGCCGCCGCGCGTGATCCGCCTCTATACCGACGCCGGGATCAAGGACGGGGTTGCGACTTGGGCGACGGTCGCGATCGTCGAGGGTCAGCTCCCTATCGAGCTGTCCGGCCGGCTGCGCGACGATCTGCGGTGCAGCGCCACGGCGGAATGCCGCGCCATCGCCAACGCGTTGCATCAGCTCGTGCGCGCCGGCCACGCGCCGGCCGGGACGACCGTCCGGGTCTATTCGGATTCGAGGCATGCGGTCGACCGGATCAACATGACCTATACGCGCAAGCAACACTCGTCGGCGGCCAAGGCGGTCGCCGTGGTCCACCGGATCAAGGACGACCGTCGGATCGGCGTCGACGCGCAATGGATACCGGGTCACAAGCCCGACGATCATTCCGAACACGCCCGATGGAACAACCGCTGCGACGCCCTATGCCGCGCCGCGCGCACGCTCCCCCGGCCGTCCCCCGCGCGCAAGGCGTTGACGATTGCGAAGCGGCTTGCCGGGGTTCGTGCATGAAGGTCGTTGTCCTGTTCGAGGAAAGCGGAGCCGTGCGGGACGCCTTCGCGGTGCGCGGTCACGAGGCGACCTCCGTCGATCTTCGGCCAGCTCGGCGGGGAGGCCCTCATATCGTGGAAGACGTGTTCGCCTTCATCCGTGCGGGAGGGCTTCGCGGTGCGCGTCGTGTTATCGCGCACCCGACTTGCACGTTTCTCAACAATGCCGGCTTGCATTGGAACCACAGGATTTACGGGCGGCACGCGTCCACCCTGCGCGCTGTCCATGAGACCAAGCTCCTATTCGATCTGCTTGACCAATGGGTTGACGAGGAGGGCAGTGACGCCGGTTATGCGGTCGAAAATCCGCAAGGGATCATCGGGACGGAGGTGAGGCCTCGCCTCGCACTGCCGCAGACCATTCAGCCGTTTAATTTCGGCGAGGACGCCAGCAAGGCTACCGTCTTATGGCGTCGCAAACTCGCCAATCTCCGCCCCACTGGACGCGCAAAACCGCGCCTAGTCGATGACGGCCGGCCGCAACTCGGCTTGTTCGGGACCGGGGTCGAGCGGTGGGGAAATCAGACGGACTCCGGGCAAAATGCGCTTGGCCCGTCGCCTGATCGTTGGTCTGAGCGCTCGACAACATATCCCGGCATCGCAAAGGCGATGGCGGAGCAATGGGGATAGGCCCCGAAAGGAATGACTATGAACCGTTTTCTCCTCGTCATCATCGCCACGACCGGCGTCTCATTCGCCCCGACGACCTTCGCCGACGAGGCCTCGTGCAAGGCGACCGCGCGCACGATCGCCGAGAAGGCCGTCGACGCGATCTCGCGCGGGGGCGGGGTCACGATCGCGTGCGTCCCGGTCGCCGCTGATCCGCGGCCGTGAGCTTCGCGCGCTTCCCGACCGCCCGGCCGCGCAATATGTTCGCGCTCCTGCCCCCGCCTCAACACGTCATCGCGCGGGCGGCGCGGGCCGGGGTCAACACGCTCTCGCGGCCGGAAATTGAGGCGTGGCGACGGGCGGGGCGGCCGGCGACATGGGTGAATGGAACGCTCGATCTATGAGCTATTGCCTCGCTCCGATCACGGGTCGTGAGGCCCGCGCATGGGTGTCCGACGTTCACCGTCACTTGCCGCGGGTCCATGGTGCGCTGTTCGCGGTAGCAGTCGAACTCGACGGCTGTCGCGTTGGCGCGGCGCTTGCCGGCAATCCTCCGAGGGTATGGCTTGGAACCGGCCGGTTCGTCATCACGCGTTGCGCCGCGCTCCCCAACCTTCCCGGCCTCGGCGATCACGCCGCGCCCGCCTGTTCCATGTTGTACGGTGCGCTGTGCCGGGCTGGAAAGGCGCTCGGCTATCGCGAGGCGTGGACCTACACGCTCCCCGACGAGGACGGTCGATCCCTTCGCGCTGCTGGATTCGAGTATATGGGCGAGACGGCGGCCGAGGAATGGGATCGCCCTGGACGTGCGCGGCCGGCGGCGGTCGATCCACGCGCAAAAGGCCGATGGCGGCGCGTCCTATGACCGACCTGTTCGACGCCCCCGACCTATTCGCGGTGAAGCCGGCGGCGAAGCGTGTCCGGTCGCCGAAGGCCGCCCCGCTGCCCCCGCCGGCCGTCTCGGCGCTCGTCGGCCCGCGGTGGCCGGTCTCGTGCATGGCGTGCGATTGCGGGGCGCGGGACGAGGTCAAGGAGCCGGCGCCTGAGCGGCTAGATTGCTGGCACTGCCACGGACTCGAGACGATGATCCGGATCGTTCCCCGCTATCTGCCCCCGGCGACCGCCGGCCGGGGCCTCACGCCGCACGAGCTGCGCGGCATGGCGCTAGATGGCGTCCGGCACCCATAGGACGGCGAACCCGTTGACCTTGCTGTCAATCCGCATGGTCGCCTCCGTCGCCTCGTCGCCGATCGTGATCGCGACCGGGAAGCGCGAGGGCGCCTCGCCGTAATAGGCGACTTCGCGGCCGAGCGGCCGGCGCCGAATGCCGGCGATCCCGGTGAATTTGCCGACCGACACGCGCGAGCGGTCGCCGTTGTTCGCCTGTCCCAACAAGGGGGCTTGCTCGCTCATTGTTCGATGACCTTTACCGTCGCGGTGCGCTGTTTCGTCCGACCGCCCGAGGTGACGACCGTCAGCTCCATCGCCAGCGTAACGCCGGCATTGAACATCGAATTGCCGATCATGGCCGGGTCGATCGAGAGCCAGAACAGGACGAGGTTTCCGATAAGGATCGGCTCCTTACCGGCGGCCGTGCTGATCGTGAGACCGGCGGCCATCGCCTCGACCGTGAGGTTCAACGCCCATGATGCGACCGTCTCGTCGGCCTCAAGGATCGGGAACGCCTCCGTATCGACGCCGGCCTTCGATATCGTCAGCTTGTAATCGACGACGTCCTTGGAATCGAGCGGTTGCGGTAGGGCCTTAGCAGTCGTCGGGATCGCCATGGTCGGCCCTTTCGTGTGTCACGAGACCGTTACGCGACGCGGCCCGGTGTCGGCAAGGATCGCCGAGCGGAACGCGTTGTCGGAGAGGATCGCGCCGCGGCTGTCCGGGGGGATGCGGCGGGACTGCGCCGGCCCGGTCGCGGTCGCGCGGGAGAGGCCGAGCGAATAGCCGTCGCCGCGCACGGCCGCGCGGGCGGAGGCGGTGGCCGAGGCGGTGACGATCGCCGCGCCATCGCCGCGCATAGCCAGCGCCCCGGCGCCGACCGCCGTCGCATAGGAGAGCGAGAACCCCGACCCGCTGGCGATGGCGGCCGAGGATGCCGATCCGATCGCCGTCGCTGCGCCGTACGCCACGCCGACGCCCTGCTCGATGCTGGCGGCCGTGGCGCGGACGAGGGCGTACGAGAGCGACACGCCGCGGTGCCGCTCGATCGTCATCCCCTGCGCCACCGCGGCCGACGTGGTGAGCGCTGCCCCGTTGCCGCTGGCGGCGGATATGGTCGACCCGACCGCGACCGCCGTAGCCGATGCAAGCGCCACGCCCGCGCCGGAGAAGGTGAGCGAGGCGGCGCCGATCGCCAACGTCTGCGCCTGGGCGATGCCGTTGGCGCGGCTCGTGGCGGTGGCCGCCGCAATTGCGATCGACGATGCGCTCGACGCGCCGTTCGCGGATATGATCGCCGTCGCCTGAGCGACCGCCATGGCGAACGTGAACGAGGAGCCGAACGTCGCCGACCCTGCCCCGTCGTCGACCATCCATGGCGTCGAGGCGTAAGGGTGGCCAGCCGGGAGCGTCATCCCGGTGTACGTCTGGCAGATGCTGTCGATCTTGTATTGCTCGTCGACGGTTGCGGCGCGCTTGCCGATGTAGTGCAACACGGTGTTGCCTTTCATCGTGTAATAAGCCAGCTCCGCGCCCTTGATGCCGTACGTCCCAAGCGAAGTATTGAGCGTAACCGGTTGATCCAGCCGCTGCGAGCCGTCGACGATCATCTGCGATCGGCTAGTCGCACCCGATATGTTTCGATGATTAAGAGAAAGCCCGTGGAGCTGGCTATTGTTGGTCGAGCCGCTTCCCGTGTAATCGGCCACGTTCGTACGGAGGCGATAGTCGGGGAACGGGTTGTCGATCCAATATTGACGGCCGCCGCCACGATAGCCGCCGACGACGCCGTCCTGCGACACGACAACCCAAGTCATATGACGCTCGGCGTCGCCGACCGGGAGCTTAGAGTAATCTGTTAGTAGAATGCCGTTGCTGTTCGTATCAGCGCTATACGCGCTGTCGAACCCGTTGATCTTGGCAAGGGTGTGGCGCTTCGTCGAATCGGCGGTGCGCGCAATAAGCGTGCCGTCGCCGATAACGTCCCTGATCCCCTCGATCTTCCCGTTCCCGTCCAGGATGACCGACGACGAAATGGGGAACGAGAACAAGGCGAGGCTTAGGTCGGCCGGGAGGTCGAAGAACGTCCCTCGGCGAAGCGCCATGTCGATTAATCCAGCGTAATCGTAGTGCCGGTGCCGAGCTGCGGCGTGATGTTGGCGCCGGTGTTGACGCCGACGTCCTTGAACGCGAGGCCGTCACCGCTCGCCGTGATGGCAACCGCCGATCCGCCTTGCGTGGTGCTGATCGTGATCCCGTCGCCGGAGACGCTCGCGACGAAATACAGCGCGCCCTCCGTGATCCCGGTGGGGAGGGACGAGCCGGGGACGGATAGGAACGTCACGCGATCGTTGACGACGAGGCCGGAGCCGGGGATCGTGAACGTCCCGGTCGTCGCCGCGGTGAACGGGCCAACGGCCGAGCCGATCACGCCCTTAAACATCACGTTGGTCGCGCCGCTCGCCGCGACGCCGAGCGCCCAATGCGTCGCGACGCCGCCGCCGCTCGTCCCCTGCGGGAAGTTGGCGATGGCCGCGAGGTTCGCCGCATTGTTGACGACGGTCCAACCGGCTGTGGAGCGGGCGACGGCAACGCGCGCATAGCCGCCGTATGCGATCTCGTTCGTCGCCTGAGTGCCGGGATCGCCGGGGTCTGCGCTGTGGAGCGAGAGGTAGAGGTTGGTGAATGGCGCGGAGCCGGCGTTGTCGGCGAGGCCGGTAATCGCGATGCCCTGCAACAGGAGCTTGAGCGTCGCATTTTCGAGGTAATCGGACATAGACATAGCGGGGGCCTCGCGGTTGGTCGCCGACCTATAACCCCCGAGGCGGCTCTCCGTCTATCCGCGCTTCTGCGCCTCGATCGTCCGGGCAAGGTTGAGCTGTTCGGCGATCTCGCTGTTCCCCGGATCGGCTTTGGCCAGGCGCTCCATTTCACGGCGGAACCGCGCCCATGCCGAGAGGCCGGCCAGCTCCGAAGGGGGGTCGATAATCATGAGGTGAGCCTTGCAATGATGGCGCGGAACAGGTCGGCATGCCGGGCGAAGGCCTCGCCGCTCGCGCCGGCCAGCTCGGCGCGATAGATCAGGAGGCCGAGGTCGCTCATGACGCGCCACGTCAGGTGATTGTGCATGAGGACGGCGTCGTCGACCGTCATCGTCCCCGCCGTGACGGCGCCTTGCAGCTCGACGCGGATGCGCTCGGCGATGGAGTTGAACGTCGCCTTTGCGATCGGCGTGTCGCCGGCCCGCTCGGCGTAGAATGAGGACCCGTTGTGGCCGTGCGCCCATATCGAGCGGGCGCCGACCTCGTTGAGCTGCAACACGTCGACGCCGGAGAGCGATGTCGATCCGGGGTGGTTGTGGTGAAGGATGATCGAGCGCGCCGGGTTCCGCATGGCGGAGAGCAGCGCGGGCGAGAACGAGACGGCCGATCGCGATCCCTTGCTCCGCTGATATTCCCGGCCGGTCGCCTCGTCGAACGCGACGAGATATTCGACGCCCGCCTTGCGCCCCTTGTCGAGGACGTAGGATCGGGCCTCGCCGCCGAGCTTCTCGACGTCGGCGCGCTGTGGCGCGGGCGCGGGGGGCGGGGCGGGCGCGCCGAGGCCGACGCGGTCAAGCTCCGCCGTGATCCGCGCCGTCACCTCGTCGTGCTGCTCGCGCGAGAGGGCGGCGCGGCCGGCCGCCGCGGTCTCGGCGGGATCGACTGCCGGCATTCCCGGCATGCGCGAGGCGTTCGTCGCGTCGACCATGGCGTCGAGCTGCGCCGCGATCGGCCGGGAGGGCGCGAGGAACACGGGCGGCCCCAGGCGGGCCTTGCGCGCGGCGAGATCGCTCTCGCTCGTCTCGCCCCGCTTGAGGCGCGCGAACTGCGACCGGGTGAGCTGGCGGATACCGCACCGGCACCGGAACCCGAGCGGGGTCCAATATTCGCGCCAGAACGGATGCTCGATCGGCAGGAGGATGCCGTCCCACGCGCGGTGGTCGGAATGCTTGCTTTCGGGCGGATGGCGGACGCGCTCGTCGCCGGCCGTGAAGGCGAGGAGGTACGGGAACGCGGCGCGGGTCGACCAATAGCGATCCCACCGGCCCGCGGCGCGAGCGAGGCGGAGGTTCGTGTCATAGATCAGCTCGACCCGTCGGGCGATCTGCCCCTCGTCGCCGCCGAGCCATCCCTTTTTCCGTAGGATCGGCATGACGAGCTTGGAGAAATCGTCCTCCGTCCCGGACCGGGACACGACGTCCACGAACGCGAAATAGAGGTCATCGGCAATATCGGTCCCGGCGGTGCGCGCGGCGGTGAACGAGCGCGCATATTCCTCCTTGGAGATCGTCCCGTATGCGCCCGAGGCGGTGGGATCGCGGTCGAGGAGCCATCGCTCGACGTCGGCGGCCCGCATTTGGAGCGGTAGGAGCTTGGCTCCGGCGGTGGCGTCGAACCTCATGGGGAGGGGATACGCGAACGGCCCCACCGTTGCCAGTGGAGCCGCTCCGCCCTCGTACCTATTCCGAGGCGCCACCGGGCGTAACTGACAAGCACCCGCGGGTGGTGGTCATCCCGGATATCGACGAGGGAACCGGCGGAATCACTCGCCGGCCCCCCAGGTACGCGGTGTCGCGCATCCCCCGTCAACGCGTTCGACCATGCCGATCTTACGCGCCTCGCGCAATACCTATTGCGCCGGCATGTTCGGCTGTTTTGCCGGCGATCCGTTCGAATTGTTCTCCGACGGCTGTCCCGACGACCCGCCGGCCGGCGTCGTGCCATTGCTATACGGCGGCGGAGAGCCTGAGCCGCCGCATGCGGCAAGGGCGAGGGCGGCGAGCGGGGCGAAGCGGAAAGGTGAGCGCATAGGGTCCTCCATTGGTGAGGCCACATCGTTACGCCGGGAACGCAGACACGAAAAGGCCCGCCGTGTTGCTCCCACGGCGGGCCTTCCCTACGCGCCTGACCGAACCGGGGGGCGGACACCATCGGGCCGGGACGGTTTGTCAGAATGGCGGGAGGGACGCAAGCCGCTTTGCGCGCCGCTTCTCCCGCGCCCGCTGTTCGCGCTTCATCTTGGCGAGCTTTCCGCTCGTGAGATAGTGGAGGTGCGGCTCCTCGTAGACGTAGGCGTCGAACGGATCGAGCCGGCCCGCGTCGATCCCGGAGAGAAGCCCGCGCGTGCCGCCCCTGATCCTCACGCTTTGACGTCGTTCTCCGCCCCCGCCAGCGCGCCGGCACGGACGGCGAGCATGGGAAGGGCGGTCAGCTCGGCGAGCCGCTCGACTGGCATGCGCTCGAACGCCTCAAGGATCGCGACGCGGGCGCCCTCGACCGTCTTGACCCCCTGCAACGAGGTCTTGAGCGCGTCGCCCATGGCGGCGAACACGGGGTCGGCCTCCTCGACGAGCTTCGCAATGAGCCGGTCGATCGCGTCTTCCTCGTCGGCCGCGAAGTCGAGCGAGGCGGGATCGAACGGCTTGTCCTTGATCCGCTCGAACATTTCCGGGCCGAATTTAAGCTCGCCGGTGAACGGCTCGATCGCATCGAGGTCGAAGTCGGCCGGCACGTCGTAGGATAGCGTGAGGTGAATGCGGAACTCGTCGTAATCGTGCGAAGCGCCGCGCTCGACCATGCTCTCGTGCCGATAGCGCATGTCGCTGTTCTCGAACCGGAGGACGACGGCGCCCTTGTCGCCGAGGCGCTCGATCTTGCGCGGCCCGCCCTTGGAAACAGTAACCTCCGGTTGCCAGCTCTCGCCGAGCGAGAACCAATCGACGGGCCGTTTCGAGTAAAGGACCGTCGTGTGCATTTCCGCGGCCGGGACAGTCGCCTTGATCCCGACGCTCTCCGCCCATGCGATGAGCGCGCGGGCGCTCTCGGGCTTGAGCTGGCGATAGACGTAGAGCGGGGCCTCGTCGTCGACGCCGAACTCTGCGCGAGCCGCGGCGATCTTGGCGCGGGGGTTGTCGTTCGCGGCCGGCCGGGCGCCTGGGGCGCCGGGAACGGCCTTCGCCGCGGCAAGCGCCGACGCGTTGGCCGCCTTCTGCTCCTCGCTGAGACGGTCGATCTCGTACCCATCGCCGTAGACCTCGTGGATACTGTCCTCCGTCCGCTTGATCCCGATCCCGTTGAGCTTGACGTCACGCTCGGCGACGGTGTTGAGGTCCTCGGCATCGTCGAGGACGCGATAGACGCTCGGCGGGGCCACGTCGGGGCCGTGGTTCCATGTCGTGAGCCACCGGCCGAGCTTGTGGATCGCGTCGGAAATGAGGTCGGCGTCGGCCTTGACGATCTCGCGCTTGACCCCCTCGTCCTTCTTGGCCTGTCCGTCGCCGCCGAGGCCGCCGGGGGTCGCCTTCGACGTGCCGGTCTGGCCGAGGATCACGCGGATCAACGCGTCGTCGTTCGTGCCGACGAAATCCTTGTACGAGGACGAGCCGGCGCCGCTGCGCTCGGCCTCGATCAGTTTGAGCGTGTCGTTTTTGAGCGTCTCCTCGGGGACGAGGACGGCCCGGTCCTGCCCGACCGCGACCGCGGCGGCGAGGCGCTTGTCGAGCTTCTCCTGATCGTTCTGCTCGGTCTCCGGGAAGCCGATCGCAACGGTCGGCATGCCGAACTTTTCGAGGTAGAGCGCCCAAAATTTGAGCGCCGACCGCTTGAAGAAAATGGGCCAATACGCCCAATGCGCCAGCCCCAGGCCGTAGAACGCGAAGTCGTGCGATCCGCCGGTCCGGACGACGATAAACTTGTTCGGCGGGAGCGTCTCGTCGTCGAGGCCGCGGGCGTACGGGGTGACGAACCGCAACTCGCCTTCCATCGTGAACCCAAACCAACGGCGATCGGGGACGATCAGGTCGGAGAGCCACACGATCGGCCGACCGTCGAAATCGCGGATCGAATAGACCGCCTCGGCGATGGCGTAGCCGTACCAAACCCCGTAATGGAGGCCGTTCGTCACCCGGTCGAACCCGACCTCCTTGAGCATGGCGCGGAACTCGTCCGCCGCCTTGACGGAGCGGGGGTCCTTGTCGTCGCCCGGTGTCACCTCCCAATCGCGCGATGTGATCGCCATGCGGCGTTGCTGCAACGCCGAGAATGCGACGTCGTCGTCGAGGAGCGCGTCGTAGAGCTTGAGGCCGCCGCCATCCCTCTTGAGGACGCTGTCGTCGTTCTCGGCGAGCAGCTTGAGATAGCTCGACGGGAACCAACTCGTATCGGCCGACCGGGAAATCATGTTGCCGATGGATGGCGGCGCCTCGGGCGCTTCGTTGGTGGGCCGTGTCGGTAGGCGATCCGGCTGCGCGATCGGCGCGAGGAACCCGGCCTCCTCAAGCGGGCGGCGGATCGCGGGAGGGAGAGCCATCTATCGAAATCCTTGCATGCGGGAGGGCGCGGACCCGTATCCCCGCCCGGTGTTGGGCGTGTTATCGCCGAACCCGTATCGGCTGTCACGCTCCGCCGTCTTGAGCATTTCCGACTTGCCCGAGGAGGCCGAGGCGAACTCTTGGGAGCCGCCGATAGCCAGCTCATTGAACGCGTCGGCTGCGGCGTCGACTTGGTCGTCGTGCGCCGCGGTCGGGAACGAGCATAGCTCGTCGAGGAACGTCTCGATCCACGCGTCGAGGCCCTCCTCGGGCGGCCCGCTGTTGACGAGGTAGATATGCCCGAATTCGGCCTGGATGCTCATGGGGAGCGCGCGGCCGACCTTGTTCCCGGCCGACCCCGGACGCTCGGCCTTGAGCGGATAGCCGGCGAGGGCGGTGATGTAGCTTTGCGCCTGGAATTCGCCCGCCTGAGCCGGGTCGATCGGGATGCGGACGATCGTCCCGACCGGGTCGGTCTCGGCTCGAGTCTTGACCAGCGCTTGCACGTTGCCGGGGGAGAGCCGGTCGCGGTCGACGCTGTCGATGTAATAATCGGTGCCGTGCCGGAACATGCGGACGCCGGCCGTCCAATCGGGATCGCCCTTCGCTTCGGTCGACGAGGCGAAATCCCAGGCGCGCACGCGCTTGACGCCCGAGGTCGGGAGACCGGCGCGAGCGATGATCTTCCCCGCGAACCATGCGCGTTTGAACAGGCCGCCCTCACGGGCCGACGGCCGTTGCTGATACTGCCCGGCCCATGCGTACGAGCCTTTGACGTGGCGGAGCTTCGCGACCTCGGGCGCCGGGAAGCGCTCCGGGAACAACAGCTCGCCCTCCTCCGTCCGCGGGTCCTCGAACAGAAGGGAATTGTCGTTCGCATAGGTGCGGCACCGGTTGTCGACCTTGAGGCCGTTCACCTCGCGCGTCGGCTCGAATTCCATCGGCAAATTGAGGTGGACGTACGGAAGGCCGAGCGAAATGATCGTGCCGGCGACGTCCTTGGCGTGGAGCCGCTGCATAATCACGACGATCACGGATTTCGTGAGATCGTTGAGGCGGTCGGGGATCGCCTCGCGGAACGTCTGGACCGTCGCCTCGCGCTGCGTCTCCGACTCGGCCGAGTCGACCGAATGCGGATCGTCGATAATGACCCGGTCGCCGCGCCCGCCCGTCATGCTCTCAAACGCGCGACCCTCGCGGTTGCCGGTCTTGAGGTTCTCGAACTTGTCCTTGGCGTTGCTCGTCGGATCGAGGCGCACCTCGGGGAACAGCGCCTGATATTTCTCGCTCTCGACGAGCTTCCGCATCTTGGAGTTGTCGCGGATCACGTTCGGCCGCGAGAACGACGACGTGAGGTAGCGGAGCGAGGCGTCGCGCGTCGCCCATTCCCATGCCGGCCAGAACACGGCGACGAGAAGCGATTTCATCATGCCCGGCGGGATCGTGATGAGCAGATATTGGATTTTGCCGTCGCTCACGGCCTCAAGGTGGTCGCAAACCGCCTGGATCGCCCATCCATCCTTGAACTCGCGTGACGGTTCGAGGACCGGCCAGAATTCGCGGACGAACTCGATCAGGGACGAGCAGCGCTCGCGGATCGCCGCGCCCTCGCGTGCGACCCGCTCGCGGTCGAGCATCCGTTGCCGGCGCTCACGCTCCCGACGTATCGCTTCCCTCGTCGGAATCCGGGGATACGACCCCGGCGCGACGGTCAATGATCGAGCGGGCGCGCTCAAGGTGGTCTAGCTCCTCGTCCGTAGCGGTCGCCAGCCATTCGGCGTCCGCGATCTCTATAGGCCCGCCGCCCGGTCCGCCCAAGCCGAGTTGCTTGCGGAACGCCGCCACGCCGACGTGGTCGCCGATCTTCTCGACCGCCGACAACTCGACCTTTAGGTTCGCGCTCGTGGCGGGGAGGAGGCGGGCCTTGTCGCGGATCGCCACGAGGTCGAGGAGGACCTCGTCGGCCGTGATCGAGAGGCGCTCGACCCGCGCCGCCCGGAGCCGCTCGATCTCGGCCACGACGCGCGGCCGTTGGAGGACCTCATAGGCGTAGCGCTTGAAGTTGGCCGGGGCGCTCCCGTTGTAGCCGGCGAGCTGCGCGGCGCGAGAGCCGACGCCGAGGGCCGCCCCGCAATAGTGGAGGCAGAACGCGCGCTCGAATTCGGTGAGCTTGGCCGGGTTGCGCGATCCGCCGCGCTTGAGGCCGGCGGTCTGCGCCTTCTTCTTTTCAGGTGTCATCGTCGCTGTCCGGTTCGGTCCTGAGTGCCTTGTCGATCGCCACCAGCGCGGCGGCGGTCCACACGTTACCCCAACTTCCCGAGCGGACCGAATCCGCGGCGTTGCGCCACTCGGGGCCGCCGGCCTGGATCGCGGCGGCAAGCAGCTCGCGCGCTTGCGGGGTTGCCCGGCTCATGCTCGGCGGCTCGCCTTGGTGAGCGCGGGAACCTTGCCGGTGCCGCGGCAGACGGTGCAGCCGCACCAGCCGGGACCGCCCTTGATCTTGATTACGCCCTTGCCGGCGCAATTCCGGCATTTCGTCTCGCGGCTCATGGGAGCGCATCCTCAAGGCGCAACTCGATCTTTCGGCATCGGCCGCACTGGCGTTGCTGTTGAACGTAGAAGCCGGCGACCTTGCCGTCCTTTTTCAGCTCGCCAGCGCGGATAGTCCGCCAGCGCGTCCATTTGTGAAACAGTAGGCACAACATCACGGCCGTTCCTCCTTGGCGTTGCGGTCCTTGTTCGTCTCGCTGGCGAACAGCTCCGGGGATGGCGGTTCGGCGCCGAGGACGAGGGCGATCGTGCGGGCTTGGAACATCGTCTTGACCCGCGCGAGGTCGGCGATGACGGCTTGCGGGTTTTCGATCATGCGCCCGTCGCCCCGTCCGTCGCATTGGTGGGGGTGGCTAGGGCTGCGTCGGCCTTAGCGAGTGCTTCGTCCAACAGGCTGGTATTGAGTCTGTCTGACACGCTGTCAGCAGCATCGCGGAGATACCGCAACGCCTCCCGCAACCCCGCCCCGGTGTCGCTCGCGACCTTGGGGGAGCATACCGGGCAGGTCACGCGCTCACCGCCAGCCGAACAGGTGGACGGCGCGGTCAGCAGATAGCCGAAGCTATTGCAGGTGTTGCAGGTCATACGAAAGCCTCCGGTTCGCCCGCGCGTTCGTCGCGTCGGCCTTGTTCGTACATGCGGCGGTCACGGGCGGCCTGATCCTCGCTCGCGACCTTGGGGGCTAGATCAAGGATGACGTTTTCGAGCGTCTCGACGGTATGGGCCGGTTCGGTCGGGCAGTCGCCTTGTTCGACGCGGCGACGGACGGACGCGATGACCGCGTTGCGAAGATCAGCGTGCATCGTTCGTCCCCATCTTGGCGGAACAGTGAAAGCAGTTGTTCGGGCCTTCCTCCATCGACGTATCGACTTGATGGCGACCGTCCGGCGATGTTGGACATTCGCTCGCGACCTTGGGGGCTGCGGCGAGTGGTGAACCACCTTCGCGCAGATGCCGGTCACAGACGTAATCCAGCCCGTCGATCGGGTCGGCTTCACACCCGCACGAATGCCGCGCAGGGACCGCGACCTTGGGGGCTGCGGCGGCAAAGGCGGCGTCTACGTCGTTCAGATCGGGAGCACGCCCGCGCACGGCCTGAAATGACACGGCCCAAGCGGCGCCGGAACGGAACGCCTGCTTGCCATCCTCCCCCGCCGGAATCGCGGGATCGCTCGCGGGCGGGCTGGCTTCCTTGGCAAACGCTGCCATAGCCGCCAACGCCTCGTCCGTCGTAACAAGGGCGCAGCGCCAGAAATCGCCGCCCGCCTTCCCATCCCACGGCTTTGCAGCCATGTTTTCGAGAAGGATTTCACGCGCCCGCGCATCGGGCAGCACAGCGGCGCTCATCCTAACGTCACCGGGACGCCGATGCGGACGGAGAGCCGACGCTCGTATTCCTCGACCTCGCGCTCAAGGCCGATAAGGAGGGCGGTGCGATATTCCTCCATCGTAATCACGCCTT